GTACAGCTAGTCAAGCTTCTGTGCTATCTACAAGTGCTAAAGATGTTGCACAATCTGCGGAAACTCAAGCAAGCATTAGTGCTACACAAGCTGCAACCAGTGCATCAAATGCAGAAGGCAGTGCTAGTACAGCTAGTCAAGCTTCTGTGCTATCTACAAGTGCTAAAGATGTTGCACAATCTGCGGAAACTCAAGCAAGCATTAGTGCTACACAAGCTGCAACCAGTGCATCAAATGCAGAAGGCAGTGCTAGCACGGCTACTCAAGCTTCTGTGCTATCTACAAGTGCTAAAGATGTTGCACAATCTGCGGAAACTCAAGCAAGCATTAGTGCTACACAAGCAGCAACCAGTGCATCAAATGCAGAAGGCAGTGCTAGTACAGCTACTCAAGCATCCTTACTGTCTACTGCTGCCCGTGATGCAGCGGCTAGTAGCGAAACTCAAGCTAGTATTAGCTCTACACAAGCTGCAACCAGTGAATCAAATGCAGCCGGCAGCGCATCTACAGCTAATACTCAAGCCGGGCTAGCTACAAGTGCTAAAGATCTTGCAAGTGGTTTTTCTACTGCTGCGGGTATATCGGCTTTTAATGCTGCAACCAGTGAAACAAATGCGGCAGGAAGTGCCTCAAGCGCAGCAACGTCGGAAACTAACGTAAAAGCAATAGTTCGTGGAACCTCTCTAGGACTACCCCTAGAGCAGTGGGTATTAAATGGTCAAAGTATTGTAACTGTTAGTGATGGTCCAGTAGGCATTAATGCACTAAGATTAGTGGGTGCTGGCGGTGCTTATCCAAACCAAGGCAATTACGTACCTATTGACCGTACAAGAAACTATCGTGTTAGATTCTGGGCTAAACCCTCAAGCGACGCAGCAGGACTACTGTACTTTAGCTTACAACAGTTTCTAGACAGTAGTGGAACTGTTGGACCAGTTAACGGTGGTCGCAGCCCTTATAAACCAAGTGGCCAAAATCGTGCACAACATCTAGCCACTTATGGAGATACCTGGGGACTTTACAACTTTGTGTGGACTTCCGCAGACTGGCAAAGTGGTGTTAAGTTTGTACGACCTGACTTTTTGGATAACTACCCTGGTGCAGCAGGCTACTGGGACGTTCAAGGATTTAGTTTTACTGACGTAACGGAAACTGAAGAAGTTAGTGCAGCCGTACAAACACTAGCTTCCACAACTGCTGGACCAAATGGAACCACAGCACAGTACACTGTTAAAACCAATGCTGCAGGACATGTAGCTGGGTTTGGGCTAAGTTCAACAAGTAATACTTCAGGTGTTGGTACCAGCGTCTTTGGAGTAACTGCCGACAGATTTTTTATAGCACCATCGGCAACAGCAAGTGCAACAGCTCCTACTGTAGATTTGTATAATGGATTTACTTGGGTAGATACATCAGTGTTTCCAAATGTAACTAGGTACTGGAACGGTGCTAGCTGGGTTACTACACCTCTGGCGTTTCCGTTTATTGTACAAACTACACCTATAACAGGCACAGGAACAGAATTAAACCCACAAATTCCAGCAGGTGTTTATATTGATGCAGCATTTATTCGTAATGCTACAATTACCACAGCTAAAATTGCTGACCTTGCAGTTGATAACGCAAAAATAGGTGCTCTTGCGGTTGATAACGGCAAAATTGCTAATTTAAACGCTAACAAAATTACTGCTGGGTTTATTAGTGCAGATCGTATAGAGGCTAACAGTATTACAGCCGGTAAGATTAACTCTGCTGGCCTAACTATTTATGCAGCTGACGGAACCACAGTAATATTAAACGCTGGCACAAGTGAGTTCTCTGGCAACGTTACAGGCACAGTAGACGGTACTTCTGCAAGCACCTTGGTAACTACGGCGAACGACGCAGCCACTGCAGCTGGGGCAGCCCAAGGTACTGCTGACGATGCAGCTACTGCAGCTTCTGCGGCCCAAGGTACAGCCGATGATGCAGTAGACGCCGCCGCTGCGGCCCAAGGTACTGCTGACGACGCAGCCACTGCAGCTTCTACGGCCCAAGGTGCTGCTGATGCAGCCCAAGATGCTGCTGACGATGCCCTTGACGTGTTGGCAGATATCGCGTCGGACAATGTACTGACGCCCGGTGAAAAACCTACCATCATTACTGACTATGGCGTAATCACTGCGGAACAGGCTGGTATAGACGCACAGGCCACTGCCTACGCTATCACTACCCAGAAGACCGCATACGATAATGCGGTTACGGCACTGACTACTCACTTGGGTACGCTCACTACGCCAGTTGCATGGAACGACTTGAGCGGCAACACTGACATAGTAGGCACTACGTTCCGTAGTAAGTTCACCGATGTGTACACCACACGACAGGCACTGCTGAACGCAATCTCAGCTGCTGCCAAGGTACTTGCAGATGATGCAGCCACTGCGGCTTCTACGGCTCAGGGTGCTGCTGACGCAGCCCAAACAGACGCAGATAGCGCGTTAACTAGCCTGACCACCAAACTCAATTCTAATGCACGCAACGTGCTGGCAGGCCCCGGGGGTCTAGCAACTGGGTCGCTTGAGTGGAACTCCTCTGGTGTACGCACAGAGGGTTCCGGCATTGGCATTACTACTAAAGGTATTGTGGCTTATAACGCTTCTAATGTAGCAACTTTTGTGCTAAACGGAGACGATGGTAATGCTACATTTGTTGGAACTGTAACTGCAACAAGCGGTAGTTTTACAGGAACTGTAACCGCAACAAGCGGTAGTTTTACCGGGGCGGTCTCAGCTTCGACTCTTAGCGCCGACAGCATGGACGTAGCTAAACGTAGCATCATAGAGCAAGCGAGTGTAACGGTGCCTAGTTCTTCCATATCGGGGACATTTATTGAACCCGACGCTAAAGGAGGAGGAGCCACGGTTAATTACCCGGTTGGAACTATTTTTACTAAGGCAATAAATAAACTAATTAGGACAAATACAACAGACGCGTTTTTTAGCACAAGTAGTACACTAAGGCAGCCGTTTGGTTGCAGCGTCTATGCTACCGGCACTGGTTTTTTCATTGGCGGAGATGGCGTTTTTAACATAAAAGTAGACGCGGAGATAATAGTAAACAGACGCTATTCAGCTGGTGGTTCGTCTACTGTTGATGAAAATCAAGTTTTTATTTATCTTCGTCAGTTTGTAGTCACTAACGTGTCTAGCACATTTGGTTCGTTTACTCTTCCTACAACACTATACTGGAAACTTAGCAGAGCATGAAATACACATATGACGACTATTATTTCTACAGCGGTATGATCTATGGTGATCCGCCTGTGGGTGTGCACGAGGTTCCGCCTGATCCTGTAGGCAAGCTACATCCTAAGTGGAACGGCAGTGCGTGGGAACTTACCGCAGACTACCGTGGGACTAACTGGTTTAACTCCACCACCAAAAAATACGATGTTTCTGTCCAGCCCAACGATGAGCGTTCTAGCCCGTGGGTTGAGGTGCTCGGCGGCGAAATTACGTCTAGTTTTCCTCCAGCGGACGGAGCGTATGTATTTGACTACGTTGCAAAAGAGTGGGTACCAGATAACGATACGCAAGAGGCTAAAGTACGAGAAAAGCGGAATCAACTTCTGTCGGCCAGCGACTGGACTCAACTCGCAGATATTCCTGCGGACACTAAAGCCTTGTGGGAGCCGTACCGCCAAGCACTGCGCGATGTCACAGATCAGCCCGGGTACCCGTACAACATCGTTTGGCCGACTCCACCGTCTTATACTGAAACCGTCTACGAAGTTGGGAGCATGTAATGTACAACTTTGTGAGGCAGACTATCGGTGGTTTTCACGTTCACAAAGCTACACCAGAAATTGGTGCAGTTCATTACAAAAAGTTTGCTTACAAGGTAACACCGCAGAACCAAGCTACTCTTAACGTCTACCTAGCTGGTAGCTTTGAGCTTCAGGCTACTTCATTTACGCAGTTGCTGGAGGCAGGTCAGACCAGCTTAGACGTAGCCTTAGCAGAATACCCCGCTGGCGAATTGTTTACGGAACGCGTAGTGTCAGGCCCAGCCATAAGGTATTGCGTGGCTAAAGCTGGCGGCGGAGCGTGGTCAAGGGCGCGTGTTGATGTTACGCCTGATTGGGTGCCAGAGCACAGCGGCCTGTTGATTTACCTTGACGGTGATTTGGCAGAAGTTACGCACGGCGTAGCGCCAACTAAAATTGGTATCGCAGTTTACTGCTGGGCTACGGCATAATCCCCACGCCCTACCTTGTCTATGACCAGAAAGAGCGCAGGGGTCGCCGAGCAGGTTAAACAAAACAGGCATGGGCTGAGTATCGTCAAGCATTGCGCGATATTACATCTCAGCCCGGATACCTAACCAACGTTGTGTGGCCAACCCCACCATGAACTAAAAACACCCAGGATTAAACACCCTGGGTATTTTTTTGCATTGACAATACCGTGCCCTTGTGGTATAATAGTACAAATTCTTTAAAGGTGGATTCATTTTTACTTGACAAACTTAAATCGCCTTGTAGCTTACTACCACCCTAAACCGTAGCAAGCCTTACATAATACTAAATAATACCAACAGGAGCATATTTATGCTAAGCAATATAACGGATCAAGCAGTACAAGGTCTGGGCATGGTAGCCTTGGCAGTTATAGCTGTTTTGGTTGGAACTCAAAAAATCTTAAAAGATTGGCGCGGTACGGAAGCAGAAACAAGTGTAATAACACTTATGCACGCAGAGTTGGAGCGCATGAGTGAGCAAAATACAAAACTTAGCTTAGAGCTGGGTAGACTGCACACAGAAGTAATTGCACTTAATACTGAACTACAAAAATTAACTATTGAAAATCAGCGATTACAAACTGAAGTGGTTGCGCTAACAAACGAGATAAGCGAACTAAAAACGCTTACACGAAAGGACACAAATGGCAAGATCAAGACTTACTAATACATCTCAGGATCTTATTGCTGATGGAGGGGCGGTTTTGTGGAGCTTTGTAAAAGGCGAGCAGCTAGAATTCCCAATTACTTTAAACTTTGTTGAAGACGCAAGCGTTAAAGCAAACAACAATTATGTCTATGAAGCAGTGGTTGTTGAAGCAGCAAACGTTGCCAGACAAGTAGATCGCCCCACAGACATACGTGAAAATGGCATTCAAACACGATTGTTTGTTCGCTTACCGGTATACCTTGGAGCCTGGCAAGGGGCGGTTGCATACAACAAAGAAGATGTTGTATTATACAACAACAAGTATTATAAACTCGTTCAAGGCAGTGCGCGTATTAACAACACAATTCCTAGCACTGACCCACTGTGGACGGAAACAAGCCTTAATACAGTGTACTTGCAGTACCCTAGCACACTAGCTAGCACATGGGCCGTGCAACCAGTAGTAGATGCACCAGTTTATGGTTTTTTTGAGCTGCGTGTAACTGAGCCACAAGATCAAATTTTTACTCGTACTTTTAAGCCAATACGCGGCATGGTTGAAATTTTATTTAGTCCCACAGATGTTACACAAGATCAACTAAACCAGACTACGTAAGGTGGTAGCGCATGGCTGATAAAATAGTACAAGTTACGGCACCAAAAATAACCGCAACTAATGTGGTGTACACACCAAAAGTAGTTGATTTACCTGTACCAAAGTTAGCCGTTGGAAATTCACAGCCCGTAAAAATTACGACCAGTGTTGAAAATCCCCGCCTAAACGGTATAGTTACAAACATGGGTGAGGAAAGCGTTCCTAACCCATACTTATTTAAACGACTAAACGATTCATATACTGGCACAGACCAGATTAGACTACGATATCAGCAAACCAAATTTGACCAAGCGCTAGCTTCAGACTTGTTCAATCGCATAGTTGATTACCGCCGAGTATTTCAAGAATCACAAATTACTAATGATAGCTATAGGGCGGTGTTTGTTGGCAAAAGTTTAATAACACAGTTTGATACACAAGAGGTGTTTGCAAAGCAGTTATCAAAGCCTTTTAGTGACTTGTACACAGTTATAGATAGACCGAGTCTAGCACTAGGCAAATCACTGTTTACACAAGTAACTTATAGTGAAGAGCTGGTAAAAGTAGCTTACTTAAAAGCCAGCAGCGAGATTGTTGTTAGCGCCGAAGATTTTAGCAGAACCGTTGCCTATAATCGCAGCTTTCAAAGCATTGCTGATGCCACTGATGACTTTTATGGTGCTGCTAACCTTGATGACGACCAAATCGCACAGGTTGGTAAAACCTTAGTTAACTGGGTTGCTAGCGCAGACGTACGCAGTGTGACGGTTGACAAAATTTTAGCTAACACTGCGCTTGTTGCAGAACAGCATGCGGTTAATTTTGCTAAACCTTTGTTAACTCAAAGCAACGTAATTTCGCTAACGCAAATACGTGCAGACAAAGCCCTGAGCACAAACAGTGTGCTAGGCGACACAACAAGGTATCAGCTAGGCAAACCTCTAGCAGATAGCACACTAACTGCAGAACAGCATGCTAGTTTGTTGGCAAAAATACTTGCACACCCAGCAACATTCAGCGAACAAAAGCAAGTATACTTAACCAAGCCACTTGCTTCTGGTGTAACAAACACCGATGTGGCAATAAAAACTTGGCTAGCACAGCGACAGTTCAGCGACTTAGTTGCTTCTAGTACACAAATTATTTTTAGTGCTAGCAAGCAGCTACAACACGGTTTAGTTAGCACAGAACAAAATCAAAAGCGTACTGTTAAATCGCTGGTAACTGTTTTTGGTAGCATAGATCAACTGTTTACACAAGTAGACTACAAACGAAGTTTCTTGGACTTTGTGGCAAGTACTGATGACTTTTTTGGTAATGCCAACGTTGATGATGATCAAACTGCGCGAGTAGGCAAAAATGTCTTAAGCTGGTTGCTGCCCACTGAACAACACACCACTGATGTTGCCAAAGTTTTAAACACAACATACTCGGCACTTGAGCAAGCTAGGCTACAACCCACAAAAGTTTTGCTAAGTGAGTTTGGTAACACAGATCAGTTATTTTATTTAGCCGGTAAGTTGTTGAACAGCGTAGGCGTCACACAAGAATCACAGGTTTTTAGTGTAACAAAATTACTAACCTCCGGTTTTGCAAGCACAGATGCTTTTAATCGCACAGTGCTTTACAACAGACAACCAACAGATTTGGCTGCCGCTGGCGACGTATCTAGCAAGTTAGCTGATAAAGGTCTTGTAACAAACACAGCAGTTGGTGATACCACAACAACACAAACTGATTTCAAACGAATACTGGCTAATGCAGGCGTTACACAAGATTTACAGGTTTTTAGTGTAACAAAACCACTAACCTCCGGTTTTGCAAGCACAGATGTTTTTAATCGCACAGTGCTTTACAACAGACAACCAACAGATTTGGCAGCTGCCGGTGAAGTATCTAGCAAGTTAGCTGATAAAGGTCTTGTAACAAACACAGCAGTTGGTGATACCACAACAACACAAACTGATTTCAAACGAATACTAAACAGTATAATCAGTAATACCGAACTTGTTGCTAGAGGTATTCAAGCAACCAAACAAGACTTGGTAATACTGCCAGAACAAGTTCGTAAACGTAATACAAAAGTTCTTGTTACTGAGTTTGTACAACAAGATGTATTACAAAAAGCTCCAAATAAAGCTCTAAGTTCACAAAGCACTATCAGCGAAGTGTTAACTTTCTTTAAATTTGGAAACCGCATATTTTCCGAAATAGCAACCACTAATGACGGTGGTGTTATAAACAATCAAGGCTACTTTGCAGAGTCCTATGTGGAACCTGGGTATGCTGGCACTAATACTAATTTTTCTTAAAGGATAGATCATGGTTAATGACTCAATCAAAGCCAAAGGTACTCTACAACTAGTACTAACTGATGAACATGGCAACATCAAACAACAAGACGAACATAACCTGGTAGTTAACACCGGCTTAGCTTATATTGCTAGCCGTATGCGTGACGCTAGTGCTGGTGTAATGTCGCACATGGCTATTGGTGCTGGTACTACTGCTGCAGCTGCGGCCAATGCCGCACTAGGTACTCAGTTAAGCACTCGTGTTGGCCTAGACTCAACAACAATTGTAACTACTTCAGCAACTGGTGATAGTGTACAGTATGTGGCAACTTTTGCTGCTGGTCAAAGTACTGGTGCTGTTACTGAAGCTGGTATTTTCAACGACGTTAGTGCTGGCACAATGCTTTGCCGCACAGTGTTTCCAGTTATCAACAAAGGTGAACTAGACACACTAGTAATTACTTGGAAAGTAACAGTAGCTTAATTTTTTAATTCAAAGGGATACCTATGGCAATAATTACAACGCGCGAAGTAGGGGCTACAGCCAAAGGTACTACCCTAAGCAACGCCGAAATTGACAATAACTTTATTAATCTTAATACAGATATTGCCACCAGAATTCCAGCCAGTGAAAAAGGTGTGGTTAACGGCGTTGCCACGCTTGATGATGCAGGTAAAGTTCCTGCTACGCAGCTACCAAGCTACGTTGATGATGTACAGGAAGCCGCTAACCTAGCGGCTTTTCCTGCTACTGGCGAAACTGGCAAAATCTATGTTGCACTAGACACCAACAAAACTTATCGTTGGAGTGGTTCGGTATATGTGTATATTACGTCGGGTGCGGTTGATTCGGTTGCAGGTAAAACTGGCGTTGTTACACTAAACAATTCAGACGTTGGTTTAGCCAATGTGGACAACACATCTGATGCAAATAAACCAGTTAGCACAGCTACTCAAACTGCACTAAACACAAAACAAGCTGCACTAGGCTATACTCCTGTTAATAAAGCCGGCGATACTATTACAGGAGACCTGTTAAACAGCGCAGCATATTCAGCCCCCAACAATGCGTCGGGAGCTGGTACCAAGGTACTTATCAGTGGCTCTACTGGTACTGGTGCTGCAGGTGCTGCAGGTGGTAACGGTTACATTGAGGTTCTTGGCTCAGGAGCTACTAGTTCATTTGCTTGGACAGACTTTACTGGCGACTCTGCAAGAAGACGTGGTGGAGTACACATTAAAAGCGGAACAGCGCAAGCAGATGTAGCAGATACATACAGACACGGTTCGTATATTGATATTATTGCTTCTAATGGTACTAATAGTCAAACTCTTATAGGAGACGGCGGTAGAGTTCTAGTTCGTTCCGGTGGAGGTGGCGGCTATGGCGGTATACCAAATAATGGAGCGTCTATTACACTCCTAGGTGCTACAAGCACCAGCAGCGGACGAGTAGTACTAGCCAGTGGCAGCTATAGTGGCGCATCGTTTACATCAAACCCTGGCTCTAGCATAGATATTAGTGCAGCTACTGCCGAAGCAAGTTCAAGTATACGTTTATACATTGGTCAAGCAGGCGGTGGTTCAAATGTACCTGGCTCCGTTAGTGGTAAAGCATATGTTAATCGAGGCACTGACTACGAAATCCTGGATGCTGGTAATTACTCAAGCTATGCACAACCGCTGTTAGTTTCTGGTACTACGATTAAAACCATTAATGGTACTAGCGTGCTCGGCAGTGGTGATATTGTAATTAGTGCTTTACCACTAACTGGTGGTACGCTGACTGGTACTATTATTATTGGTGGATCAGTGGCAGCTCCAGCTGATTCTACTGCAACTGCTTTGTCATATGGAAGACTTCAAGGATATGGGCATATCCATATCAATGCTGACACAGATCAATCAACCACTGAATTTGTTTATATCACTGCTGGTTACGCTACCGCTAATTCAAGTTCAGCGAATGGACTTGCAGTAGGTAACACAACACTAACGTGGAAGGACAATGCTGTTCTTCACGCAGGTAACTACAACAGCTATGCACTGCCACTAAGTGGTGGTACGATTACTGGAACTTTATTTATAAATTCTGGCACAGGTGCAGCTGACTACAATGATTTATGGTTAGGCGGTGCAGGTGGTTGGGCTACAAATGAGTCGCACGGTATTAATGCCTATTACGGATCTCTTGCAAGCCCATCTATATTCACTCGCGTAGACAGCTTGTTTGATGGCACAAAAGCCATAATGCGTTGGAAAAACTTCTATTTTGGTCAGGCACCGCAAACATCCACTGTAATGACGTTGACCGCAACCAGTGCGACTTCTGCTGCACTAGATGTAACAGGTGCAATCACTCAAGCAGGAAACCAAGTTCTACACGCAGGCAACTATACTAACTACAAACCTCCATTATTAGCACCAATAAACGTAACTTCTACAAGTGTATCAAACTGGAATCCGCAAGGACTTACTTACCAAGCATGGGGCCAAGCGTTTGTACACAGCAGCATTTCTGCAGATAGTGGTGACGTAACCTGGTGGCTACGCCCCAGCGAGTACGTAGCTGGCGGAACCGAGCTTTGCATGATTATCGACGGCGATTATTATGCTGGAACGGGTGCGCACAAAGTTCTTCACGCAGGCAACTACAACAGCTATTCACCAACACTAACAGGTGGTGGTGCTAGCGGCACTTGGGGTATTTCAGTTACTGGAAGTGCCGGTTCTATTAGTACTGCTGGAGGATACACTCTAACTGGAAATAGTACTGAAGGGGTAAGTAGTAGTTGGATAGGATTTCCAAACGGACAAGGTATTTGGTCTACTGTAAACAATGCTCACTTGCTGCCTAATAATACTGGAAGCTACGGTTCTTGGTATATGTACGGTAGTCGTAATGGCTGGTTCGGATTACATTTTGGTAGCGGTTCTACACTAATGATGAACAGTACCGAAGTTGGGTTTCACAGAGAGGGTTACGGCTGGCAAATGCGGTGGTCTGCTGGCGTAGGATACGTACATAAAGATGTAGCCGGTGGCGGTACAGAAGCAACTATTCTGGACTCCAGCAACTACAACAGCTATAGCCCAACACTAACAGGCGGGAATGCTAGTGGTACTTGGGGTATTTCAATTACCGGCAATGCCGCTACTGCCACAAACGCCAGCCAACTCAATGGTTTGTCGAAAGTGCAGTTGTGGAACAACAGCGGTCAAGGCCACAGCACGTACCAAAGCTTTGGAGCGGTTCCGAACTTTGGCATGTGGTTTATGCAAAATTCAGTGGCAGCAGACTCGCCACAAACTGGCTCTCAGTACTATGTTCAAACAGAAGGGTTAGGTAACGACTACGCGTACGGCACCTATGGTTTAATGACGGCGGTTGCTCGTGATCACGTTGTTAAATACACATACTACCGAACACAAGAAGGTGGTTCGTGGGGTGCGTGGGTTAAGGCAGCAGCTGGATACGCAGATACTGCTGGTTCCTCAACTTCTGCTAGTTACGCTATTGCAATTAATGTTCCTAGTCAGCAGACTGAGTATATCATACTAGATGGTCCTGCCAATGGACCTGTAATTAAAGTACGATACGATGGGGGTACTGCTAATCGTTATATTGATATTGGAACCAAAGACGGTAATGGTGTCTACACCACAGGCCTTAAAATTTGGAACGGCGATACCCCTACTTGGAGTGGCAATACAATTCTTCACGCTGGCAACTACAACAGCTATGCACCAACACTAACAGGTGGTGGTGCCTCGGGTACGTGGGGTATATCAATTACTGGTAGCGCAAGCACTGCATCAAGTTTGCCTACAGCATACGCAGGAGGTATTCAGTCCAATCCTCAAGTATATTTTAATGAAAATATAGGTCTTAAAGTTGCAATGACTGGAGTTCCGTTTGCTTGGTGTGATACACTTTGGATAAATGGATACAGTGGTGCTGACGTACCAAATATGTTAGCTATTCATACTGCCCGAAATGGTCAGGCACGTATGTGGATTAGTACCCAGTCTAACCGTGGTAGCTCTTATGGTACTCAGTACGAAATCCCGTCATACGGGCTTAACTATGATTCCGGCGATTTGTACGCCAAAGTTTATTATGACTCGCAAGACACCAGCTATTATGTAGATCCTAATAGTGGATCAAGACTTGCACACATTTTTGCAGGTAACGTAGCTTCGTCAAACGACGGAGGCTGGAACGCCAGAATGAACTTGGTTGGCAGCAGCCACGCTAGACTAGACGTTGTTAGTAACAGTGATGGTATTATTACCACAATGTCTTCCCATACTGGTCAAGGTGTTGGTAAAGTAGGAACTTATTCTAGCCACCCACTAGTTTTAGTAGCACAGGGTGCAGTCGAAGGTGGTTCTGTGTACAATGGTTCATTAAGATCACCAATCTTTTATGATTCAGATAATACTGCCTACTACATAGACCCTAATTCAACAAGTGATAGCGCACTTCGCATGCGTGGTGGTGCATTGTTTGGACCTAACACAAGTTGGAATGCTAGTTTATATGTAGGCGGAAATGGCCGAGTGGGTACTAGTGCAACAGTTGCGGTAACCAATGGTAACTTGCATATTGATGCGCAAGATGGTTATTCATTATATCTTAACTGGTATAATACGGCAAATATTTACACTCAAAGTAATCTTGGTGTAGGTACAAGCAGCGCGGATTACCGACTGCATGTACACGGCACAGGACTTGCCACAAGTGACTTTCGTGCACCAATATTCTATGACTCAAACGATACCAGTTATTATGTAGACCCTAATAGTAGCTCTAGACTGGTAAATTTAGGTTTAGGTGGTGTTACCCCCGATGTGAGATTAAGCGTTTCAGGAGATGGGCATTTTTCAGGTGTTATATATCTTGGCGGAACAGCAGGATCTTATAATAGCTGGGGATCTCGAGATTATACTACAAGCGGACTGCGGTACTTTAACGCCCAGCGTTATCAATTTAATAATTTTGGATACGGCAGTACCTATACTATAGACATAGATGCTAGCGGAAACTTAATAGCATCTAACAGTGTAAGAGCACCGATCTTCTATGACAGTGATGACACAGGTTACTACACAGACCCGGCAAGTGAGTCAAATTTACTAGCACTAAAAGTACGCGGCAATCCTGTAAGTACATACAATCAAACTCAAAGTGACTTTACTGCTGGTACTTTAGTACTAACAAATATCGTATCTTCAGGGTTCGCAGGCGATAGTTTTAGACTAGAAGTTAAGGGCAAGTCTTATGGCTCTGGATTACCTTACTCGTTTTTAGCAGAAGGTTATATTTATAGCGATACAATTATAAACGTAACCGGTATACACCTTGGATTTAATGCTTTTAGCACAATAAAAGTATTTAACTATAACGGTGTTTTAGGGTTCTGGTGGCCACGAGCAGGTTACTGGCACTCGTTTGAAATTAAGGTTATTGCTACCAGCAACGTACAAGGTAATCAAAACCGTGTAACCAACGTTTATGATTCTGCAGAACCAACTGATTCGTTTGTAACCAAAAAAGTCAACATCACTATGGCATACTATATGCGTGGTGATACAGGTGCTACAAATGCTAGTAGCTTAAGCGCACCAATCTTTTATGATTCAAACGATACCAGTTATTATGTAGACCCCAACAGTACCTCTTATCAACGAAACCTTTTCTTGGGTGCACACGATTCTGGAGCTTCTGAGTTTAGATTTGGTGAAGATTCTAGCGGTTGGTACGGCGATCGTTGGTACTGGGACAGCTCATTTACACTTTATCGTTACAGTCGACATGCCGGTACGGACAGTTTAATTCACTATCATGATACTCGTGATGCTTCAAGAATTACCTATGGTCGTAACATTGTATTTGATGACTACGGTAAAGGTATTGTAGGTCTTTATGATTCAACTAGATACCAAGGCGTGTTTGCTATGGGGGATAGCTATAAACTTCCTGCAAACGGTACAACAACTGGTAACTTATACGGTATCGCATGGTCACATCCAAACGCTGGTGGTGTTGCAGGTAACTTAAACACACACGGTGCTTTGATTCTTGAAAATGGAACATTCTTGGCAGCATTGTCAGGCAGCATTCGCAGTCGTGATGATATGCGTACACAAATCTTTTATGACTCAAATGACACCAGCTATTATGTAGATCCAAACTCGCAAACTCGCCTGTGGTATACAAGTGTAAACGTTGGTCAAGAAACAACAGGTGGAGCTAACAGTAGTAATGCTGGTTTAGTCTTGCGCGGCAACTACAACAGCAACACCTGGGCACATAAGTTTCACAAGTTTGATAATGGCACGGGTGTTCCACTTTATTTGTCTACTACTGTAGGCACGGACGTTTGGTCACCGAGGCAAGCATGGGGCAGTGGTCTTACATATGATAGTCAAGTATTTGGGTCATTTGCAGCAACAAGCGCTGTACATTCCCCAATCTTTTACGACAGCAACAACACGGGCTACTACTTAGACCCTAACAGTCTATCTAACTTATACGATTTGCAGCTAACTGGCAGTAAACATACTTACTTATACTTAAATCCAGGTAATGACCATGAAGCAATGGTTCGTTACAACGGTGGTTCAGGAAATACTTGGTATGTTGGTAAGCGAATAACCTCTCAACTAGTTGGCACAGAAAGTTTTCACTTTTATTCTCAAGCTGCTGGCGCTACTGTGGGTGGTGTGGATACTGGTGGTAACATGTTTGCTTCTGGCAGTCATCGTGCACCAATCTTCTATGACAACAACGATACAGCTTACTACGCTGACCCGAACTCAACTTCAAACTTCGTTGGTTTAACTGTTGCTAATCAAATTAGTGGATCTGTAAGCGGTACCGCCAATGGTCTAAGCAGCAGCAACTACATAAACCGCACAGGTTCTAGCGGCAGCTTAGATACAGATTTCAGTAATACTCCTGCAGGCACTCAAAGGTATCAAGGAGATGATGCCAGTATATCTAACAGCCCTGGTGGAACTTGGTGGATTTATGAACATAAACGCCATAGTAATGCTAGTAGTGTTTGGGGTACTCAAGTTGCGTGGGGTTGGGAAGATAACGCAAATCGTCTAGCCCAACGCAACGTAAGTGGTAGTAGCTGGAGCGGTTGGGTTTACTATTTAAATAGTGCCAACTACAACAGCTACTCACCAACACTAACAGGTGGGGGTGCATCGGGTACTTGGGGTATTAGTATTAGTGGAAATGCTGCAACGATTACTGGTCAAGCTAATAGCGCAACGATCACTGCATCAACGGGCGTTACCGGAAGCCACATCGTCCAGCGTGACGGCAACGGTTACATCTACGCCAACCACATCAACTTCAACACCAGCGAAACAGAAAACGCTACAATCAACTCGTTCATCACCAGCAACGGCGACGGGTGGTCGCGTAAGTCATCACCAGCGCACGTTATTAGCCAGCTTGGCTTGCTTACAACAAGCAACTACAACAGTTATGCGTTTAAGGCAGAAGGGACGTTCTCTGGTGACATTGACGCAGATCGTGGCCAGGGCGTCTTTACGCTTGACCCGACGCCAAGTGGAACCCCGCCTATTGCATCGCCAAACATCCGCACGCTTAACATCGGCTCCAATTTCGCAAGGCGCACTCAGCTTGCGTTTCCGTATGAGTCCGACAGAGCTTTCTTCCGCAGAAGAAACGATGGTGGGTGGAATGGCTGGCGTGAGTTCATTCATGACTACAACTACAACAGCTACTCACCAACACTAACAGGTGGGGGTGCATCGGGTACTTGGGGTATTAGTATTAGTGGAAGTTCTGCTTCTACGACGGGTAATGCAGCTACTGTCTCACATTACGCAAGTAGAACTGATGGATTCGCGTATCCGGTTGGTTGGTTCTCTGGGTCGAACTCGCAGGCATATTCATGTGCTGCTGTGACTATCACGTCAAGCAGTGGTCAACTTAGTGCATCTATTTTATACTCATCTGGAAACGTTACAGCGTATTCTGATGAGCGTGTTAAAACTAACTGGCGAGAATATACTTCTAGTTTTGTAGACTTGTTAGCAAATATTAAGCATGGTACTTATGATCGTGTAGATTGCGAGCTAACACAGGATGGTGTTAGTGCTCAATCTTTACAAAAGCTTCTTCCGTATTCTGTGATAACTAATGCAGAAGATAAATTATCTGTAAACTACGGCAGTGCTGCAATGGTATCGGCTATTGAACTAGCAAAACGAGTTGTTGAACAAGATCTGCGAATTGCCAAATTAGAAGCCTTGGTAGCACAACTACTGGCTAAATAAAACCAAGAACGCCCCTTGTGGCGTTCTATCAATCATATTTTAGGAGAAAATAAATGATTACTTATACATGGAAAGTTACCGGGTTAAAAATCAAGGACATTGATACAACTCGACCAAATGCTATTGTACAAACATACTGGCAAAAAATTGGCACTGATGAGAATGGCAACGAAGGAACGTTTTCAGGAGCTACCCCATTTACGGTAGATCCCTTAGATGATTCTGGCCCTTTTAAACCTTTTGCTGAACTAACAGAAGCCGATATTGTTGCTTGGATTCAAACAGTGGTAACTGGCGGATATGAACAGCACGTTAACTCAAAAATTTTGGAACAAATCCAACAAAAGATTGAGCCTGTAACTGACGCTGCACTACCGTGGGCACCAGTTACAACCCCAACAACACCAGCACCTTAAGGAAACACAATGTCAGCTGATTTTACAATTAAAATAACAGGACTACGCACAGCTACTGTTGGTGGCATTGCCGATGCCGTTAAACAAGTTGAATGGACCCTAAGTGGCAGCGAAGCGTCACAAACGTTTGAACTGCCCCAAACCACACAAGTACCAGACCCTCAAGCGGAGGGATTTGTGCCACTTGAAAACTTAACAGAAGCACAAGTAATTGCCTGGATCGAAACTCACGAACCACGATTACCAAGCATCCGTGCGCACATTCAAACAGTGCTGGATCGTGAAGTTGCAAAGGCAGCACTAACCTCAGCACCAATGCCTTGGGCACCTGTTGCTGAAACACCTCCAGTATCCGAAGCTCCCGCAGCTTAAACACTAAAAGCGGCCCAGTGCCGCTTTTATTTTATGGAAAACAAAAAATGTTTTGGATACTAGAAATTTTTCCACATTGGTTTTGGTGGTTGTTACTAACAGCCGGAGTTTTCGCCTATTTTTTAGCACACTTTGTTCCGGTAAAAACGTACCAATTGCCAATTAAAATTATCAGTGGTGTGGTAGTAGCTGCGGTAATTTTTATAATGGGACTGTTATACGCCGATGGTGTATGGCAGCAAGCTGCCAGTGAGCTACAAGCTCAAGTAAAGGTTGCCGAAGCTAAGTCACAGCAAGTAAATACTGTGGTAGAAGAACGTGTGGTAACCAAAACACAAGTTGTACGTCAGCGTGGTGCTACTACCATAGAGTACGTTACGCGTGAAGTAGTCAAGCACGATCCCAGTTGCGTAATACCCCAAGAGTTCGTTAGTGCACACAATCAGGCAGCCGAGGTACCCCAATGAAACTAACACTATTACTACCTGCGCTACTACTAGCTGGATGTACTACGGTTGTGCCGGTTACAAGCAAGTGGCCTAATGCACCTGGCGTACTAGTACAGCAGCCTTGCCCGCAATTGCAAAAATTACCGGAAAATTCCAAACTGTCTGATGTTGCCACTACAGTAGTACAAAATTATACTCAATACTACGAGTGTGCTGTTAAATTAGAAGCTTGGCAACGTTGGTACAGTGAGCAACAAACTATCCACGAAGGATTAAAATGACTGAATTGACACTACAACAACTGCAACAACTTATTCCCAAAAATCCTTATGTGCAACAATGGCACAATGCTTTAAGTCAACTGCTACCTGACTACGAAATTAATACCCCACAGCGTATTGCGGCTTTTGTTGCACAGTGTGCACATGAGTCCGGAAACTTTACTCAACTACGTGAAAACTTAAACTACCGCTGGCAAACGCTGCGTAAGATATTTCCCAAGTATTTTCCTACTGATGAAAAGGCACAGCAGTATGCTAGCATGCCAAACAAGCAGCAAGCAATTGCTAACTTGGTATATGCTAATCGCATGGGCAACGGGCCTCCAGAGTCAGGTGATGGGTACCGTTTTGCAGGCAAAGGCCTTATACAGTTAACCGGCAAAGAAAACTACACTTGGTTCGCAGCATCTCTAGATATTAGTGTAGACGCGGCAGCAGAGTATTTAGAAACATTTGAAGGAGCTGCTCAAAGTGCTTGCTGGTTTTGGGAAACAAATAAACTAAACACTTGGGCTGATCGTGGGGATATTTTAACCCTAACCAAACGTATTAATGGTGGCACTATTGGTTTAGATGACCGCATCAAACACTATGAACATGCCCTGCACGTACTAGGAGCATAACTTGCTACAACGTATAATTTTAGCACTTGCGCTTGTAGGCTGTACTATTGCCCAAGCCCAAGACCTTAATAACATAGTAAATACTAACAGTACTGTTAACACACGTAGTGATAGTACTGTTAGATCTCCTCCAGCATCAGCTATTTCGCCAACTATAAACACTGCTAATAGTGATTTATGTGTGGTAGGTGTAGCAGGAGCTGTACAGACACAAATTCTAGGTATTAGTGCCGGCAGCACTGTAACAGACCTAAACTGTGAACGACTAAAGCTATCAAAAACGCTGTATGATATGGGCATGAAAGTAGCGGCTGTTTCAACACTTTGTCAGGATCGTCGTGTGTTTGATGCCATGATGCAGGCTGGCACACCTTGTCCGTATGACGGAACAATCGGTGCAGAAGCAAAAGCCGCTTGGAAAGCAAATGAGTCGCAACAACCTGGTGCTTCTCAACCAACTCGTGGAATGAGCAATGAAACTAAAACACTACTTGGTGCTGGCGGTTTACTGTCTTTGTTACTCTTACTCTTACTCTGAAACAGTAATTGGAAGTACTCAAAATGCTGCTAGTAGTGGGTTATCGTGGGTAATGACTAATATTTTGCCGCAAGCCGCAGGTTTAACTGTTGGTGCCGTTAGATATAGCTACACAACTGTAAAATTACCAAGTGATCCACTGCTAGTAACTGTTGAAAATGCACACAGCAAAACTTCAGGATATATTTTTCGAAGTCAAGATGACTGGACCGGATTACCTGGTAATACTCTAGTTAAAACAGTGCCTGTTAATAACATACCAGGCAGCTTGTGGGGGCCTGGTAGTATAACTGCCACAGGAACCGGAAGCGTAGAAAACCCACAAGTAAACTACTCTTTTAGATACGATACTTGTTTTGGAACTACAAGCACTGATCCAAGCTGTTTAAACTATAAATCACCAACTTTATCTAATAACTACACTGAGTCTACACTCACACCACAAGAGTTTAAGGTGTGGGAACAACCAGAAGAAGAGCGAGTCTACGCTCAACGACTGCTACAAGCCGAGCAGACAAAAAAACCTCAAGCGCTTAAAAGCTCAAACACAAACTTGCTTGCCAATTATGCAACTGCAGCATCGCTGTTTGCACAGAATAACTTACCTGGTATTACCCAGTATAGCCGCGCAATACCAGGTGGTGTTTATCTAGAAACTGTAAAACTCAGGGATTCGCGCTTACCTGATAGTCGAAATAGCGCTAGAATAAGTTTTAGTCAAGAACGCCTGCATACCAGGATGGTTGACCAACAATATAATCGAGGAATAAAAAATGATTAAATCTATATTACTAGCACTTGCATTTTGCACTGGTGTTCAGGCAGCAGAAGTACCTATTCGTGGAATGGTAACTCCTAAGTGCGTTATTAACACAGATACTCCAGGTGTTTACGGTAACCCAACGCCAGGACTATTAAGCACGGACCGTACGGATGGTGGTATTACCCCCGTTATTCGCTACGATGTTGTAGAGGCAGGATTTTACAAAGCAATTATTACTGTTCCAAACGCCTTTACTACTAGCCCGTCACTAACAGATGCTGTTAATTGGGCTGGTAGCGTTGCAGTTAGTAAAGTTACTAACCCAAGCATGTCTGCATACACAACAAATAGTCGAGTATATAATAACACAACCGAATTTGATTTAACTGTTCCAGGAACTGTGTGGTTTAGTGCCACATCAAAGGTACAGTATGGTTTTAATAAATCATTTCCAGCTGGTGAGTATCGTGCAGTTGTTTTAGCAGAGTGCATTGCCTTATAAGCTAATGTTTCGATTATTAATATTCACACTGATGTGGGTGTGTACCAATGCATATTCACATCAATTTACTCCAACTTACGTTAAGTTTGACCAATCTTTTGTTGAAGGTATTGCTCAAACAAAAATGGAGCTATTTAATAAACGTCGTGAAGTAGAGTACTATGAACTAGGGGTGTTTACGGAGGATTGGCAACCTGTGAACTTTGCTTCCGAAAATAAGGTAATACATATAAGATATCTTGAAACAAAAAAGATAAATATATATGTAAAATTTCAAGACGTTAAACGAGTAGTATACCTATGCACTGAATCACGTCTTCGACGTGAAGACGCTAAGGATACAGTAATATCTTCAAAAATATGTTCTAAAGTTAAAAATGATTAGACTTATACTATTAGGTATTTTAATTCTAGTTAATTCAGGTGCTGCTTTTGCTAACCCTAACTCACTAAATTTATCACTGCCAGGTTCAATGGGCAGCTTTCAAAGCGATAGTTTTCGTGCAGATGGGCTAGACTGCTCAATGGCAATAGGGTCTAGCACAAACTTAGAATTTGGAGTTGTTGGCGTTATAAACAATAACAATACTGGTATTAGTACTTCACCAAATACACCAAATCGAGATATTGGTGTGTATGGTAGAATTACTATACCTATAGGTGCTCCACGAGAACGGCTAGACTGTAATGAGCTTTATCAGCTAGAATTGCGAAAAAAGCGTATGGAAGTACAACGTCTAGAACGTGAACTACAGAACCTTAAGAATTTACGCTTTGAAAATACGCCTAAATAAGGAGCTATTATGGCACAAGATTTAAACAAAAAAGTAGAAGAACTAGAAACCGCTGCAAAGCAGTACGCAAGTAAAGATACAGTTATTTCAATTGGCGGATATGAGTTTACTCCAGCCAAGTTAATGGTAGTTTTTACACTAGTAAGTTCACTACTTGGCGGTCTTTATGGTGCTTTTGAAGTATACAAAGACTATCAAGGCATGAAAAAGAAAATAGCGGAGTATGTTTCTCCTGACTTGTCGCAGTTTGATAAGCGTTTAGCTATTATTGAGGAAAATTCGTCAAAAACAACAGACTATACTCGTGATATAAAAACTGATCTAAAACAAGATATTCGTCGCAATGAGTCAGTAACAGAACAAGTTGAGCGAAGTGTAAAGCAAGCTCAGCGTGAAACTGAACAAGAAACTCGGCAGGCTCGCAAAGATGTTCGTGAAGATTTAGACAAAGCAAAAAGCGAAGTTAATGCAATCCGCAAAGAAATGGCAGATGCACGACGTGAAATATCACGTGAAGTCGAAATCCTTAAAAAGGAAGTTGACAGTAAGATTCAAAAAGCCATTGATAACCCACTAGCAGGAAAATAAATGCAACACGATTTAAGACTATTTAAATGGCTAGGACTATTAATTATACTACCAGTGGCATTAGCTTTTTTTGGTGGTGATCGTTTTCGCTATCCGTGTCAAAACCCAGATAACTGGGAAGCACCACAATGCAAACGACCAATCTGCGATGTAACACGTACATGTCCGGACCATATATTTAAAGGTCAACGTGATCCGCGTATTGACCCACAAGCCACTAACGCACCAACCCTTTCAACTACAATACCAGGAGTCTCCTGTGCAAAATAATTCGCTACTGTATACAGACGACCAATTAATGGCTCGTCTGAAATTTTTTATTGGCATTTGCTTAGCACTAACACTAACAGGTATTGTGTTTGTTGTATTATATTCATTGATATTTGTAACGCAGCCACTAAATGCTATTAGTCCAATAGACCAAAAATTCTTTGAGTTAATTGTACCTATTGCTACATTTTTAACTGGCACACTGTCAGGAATTATGTTAGCAGGTGGAAGTAAAGAAGAGGTTGACGCTTCAATTGCATTAATGAAACAAGCTCAGGAAAATGCTTCTGCAGCGGCTAAGACGTCCTATATTCCTAAGCAAGAGCCTACATTTAATCCAAGCTTTTCTACTACAACAGGATTCAACGGCACAGCCACAGCCGAGATCAGATTTATAAACGGCAAGCCAGCTCCGCAGCTTGCACCCCAACCGGAGATTTAAATGAAACAACCACTAATTACACTTGCATTAGTTTTAAGCTTATTGGCGCCAGCAGCAGTTTTTGCCACCGCTGAAACCAAGCGGGTGTGTGTTGAGCAGGTCGATGCCAAAACCAAAAAGCCCAAAGAAGTGTGCAAAGAAGTAAAAGTTCATAAAAAGCTAGAAGGTACAAAAGTGCCAGAAAAGCATGGTAAATAATTTTTTAATTGACACGAGGTAAATCCTGTGGTAAAATAATGCGTTACCCAGGATTTTTATCAACCAACAAGGAAGTACATGGCAAGAAATAGTGGTAAATCACATCGCACCTTTCCAGCAAAAAAGTCTACACAGCCGTCACAGGCAGAAAAGTCTAGACTGCGTCAAAGTAAGCACGAAGGTTTTGACGAACCTGAACCTCAACGTAACTACACCTTTAAAGAAGTTCAACCACTAAACTTTGTACAAGGCGAATATTTAGATGCAATTGAGAACAATGACGTTATATTTGGAATAGGCAGTGCAGGTACTGGTAAAACATTTATTGCAGCTAACTATGCTGCCCGAGAGCTTTACTATAAACGTGTAGATAAAGTTATCCTAACCAGACCAAACATTGAAACTGGGCGTGGGCTTGGATTTTTACCTGGCACATTGGAGGAAAAGTATGCTCCGTACTTGCTGCCTTTTGATGCAATCTTTACTCGTGCACTTGGTAAAGGTTTTTACGAGTATTGTTTGAGGTCTAAAGACATTGAGCCTACTCCACTAGGGTTCCTACGAGGTACTACGTTTGACAACTGCATTGTACTAGTAGACGAGGCACAGAACTGTACTCGCGAAGAAATGAAAATGCTCCTTTCGCGTATTGGTAAAAACTGCAAGATGATTTTTAGCGGAGACACAGAGCAATCCGACATACACGATAGTGGGCTAGAAGATGCGGTTGATCGTTTAGAAAACATTCCTGGAATCGAGGTCGTGGAGTTTTTAGACGAAGATATTGTCAGATCCGCAATGTGTAAAAAAATTATTATGGCTTATAGGAGCTAAAGGATATATATGACAGATATAACTCAAATTTATAATTCAATAAACAAAAAATACAAGGATATGGGAGACGGTACTTTTGCGGAAGTATTTTATCTGAGCAATATAGAATCATCTAAGGCTGCAGGTTGCTTTCACAAAATGGCAGACGTCACTGCTGTGGCCGCTGACACTGTATATGATTTTGATTGGTTTACAAATGTTACCCAACATGTTGGAGATCAAGGCGTTACTGTGGTCTCAGGTCAGCCCACTCGATTAAACATTGCCAGTGCCGGCAATTATTTAGTGATGCTAGAAATGATAGTACAAATAACTGGCAATGCTGAAAGAAATGTATTTCTTTGGTTGGCTAAGAATGGCAACAATATCGCAGAATCTGCTGTAAAGGTTTCATTGAGACAGGGCGTTAATCCTGTGTATCAGACTTTTAATAAGCCGTGGTTACTCCACAACATCAACGCCAACGACTATATTCAACTAAAATTTGCTCTAAGTCGTGTGGATGATATAAAACTTGAATTTACCGCCGCACAAACTACTCCCTATATAAGGCCTGCAATTCCAAGTGCGGTTATTACTGTTACTCAAGTTTAATATTTAAAATGGCAACAACATACAAACCAACATCCGGCATGGCAACTGCCGCTAAACGTGCCTTAAAATGGAAAGACGAAGGCAAGCCTGGAGGTACTCTAGTTGGTTTGGCTCGTGCTAATCAGCTTAAAGATCGTGAACCACTAAGTGAAAGCGTTGTGCTACGCATGTACAGCTTTTTTGCACGACACGAAGTAGATAAGCGTGCAACAGGCTTTCGCAGCGGTGAAGAAGGTTTTCCAAGCAAAGGTAGAGTAGCTTGGGATCTATGGGGCGGTGACGGCGGTTATTCGTGGAGCACAGCCAAGCGTAACACAATTATGCGGGCACGTGAAGCCAAAGCACTGCACCTTGTTAAGATCGCTGAAAAAGGCGTTGTACCTAAACTTGCGCGTATGGTAGCCGCAGAAATAATTGAAAACTACGCTAACAACAACATCAGCGAAGATCTAGAGGTATTTGGTCAGTTTATGTACCATGCAGAATTGCTGCGACTTGATCACCTAGATGTTTATTTAGTAGACTTACATATGGTAGAGCAACCATATCGTGATATGCTAGTTAATGTATTCAGCAACTTGCATAGCATGCATGACGAAGATACCGTTGACAACGGAGAAGACTCCGATGAAGATACCCCACTTTAATTTTATAGAAAGAATCATATGGCCTTACATCCATCAAATACCACAATATCCACTTGGCTGGGCTCAGGAGCCGGAATTCAAGCTAGCTCAACTAGTTCAGGTGAAGGATTTTGGGTACCTAAATCTAACGTAGCAGGATACGTTGGAGCTAGCGGAGCAGATACCGTTATTACGAACGATATTCGTGATATGCTGTTTTCTATTTTATCTAAAGCTCACGAAACATATACAGCTGTACCTACCGGCGATACTCGTGCAACCGATATTATAGTTTCCAGAAATTTAGACATAGCTAATTCAACCGTTACTTTTGCTATAACATTAAAAGACGCTACGATAGGTAACGCTTTTGTAAGTAGCTTCGGCACTTACAACGCTTAATAAAAAAGCCCGCAACTATTGCTAGTTGCGGGCTTTTTTTTTTTTTTTTGCTAAAATTTAGGCTGGTTGCGCTAAATCTTGCATTGAAGGCTCTTGTTTTGGAATTTGAGCTTCTGCTTGCTGACGAATCTTTTGAGTCATAGGGTTACAGATTTTGCCTGGCAGTTCTTGTAGTCCAGCTAAAATAGCGTTTACTTCTTCAACGGATAGGTCGGAAAGGGTAAATTTAATGTCGTTCATGTGGTTTTTTAAAGGTTAAGGTGTCTAACACAGCAACTATTATACCGTGTTAGACAAAAAAGTTCAACTGAGAATTTTGCTTTGCTTATTTAATGGGGCAAGCACCCGTTGCACACTCGGCGTCTGTGATTTCATCAAAACTATTGGTGTTGTTTAGGTCGACTTCCGTAACAGTAGCTACATACTCGCGGTAGGTTTGCTCGTCTACAACTTCTTGTGGAAGGTATAGGTAGCCAAGGTCTTTGGCAGTTTTGGTAGGGTCGGTACGGTAGATAAAACTCACACCTACATAACAATCCCAGTTGTCTAGCAACCAGTCAATTATTGCAGGAATTTCGCTTGGATCATAGCTAATAGTTACCGACGTGTTTTGTTGATTCCACGAAGTTTGTAGTAGTTTATAACGTTCTAGTTGTATAACGGCCGACTCGATATTAACTTCCTTACCGTCTACTTCATCGAACGGAACATCATCCCACATTACCGGAAACGTAACAAGCACTCCAGAATCATCAACAGGATGATTAAAAACACGGTAACCCGCTTGACGTAGTTTCTCAACCACCGGGTCATGTTTGCTAAACTGAACATTGTTGAAAATGTACTTTCCTAGTGGTTTATGTACGCCTTCTGTAGTATCCATGATTTTACTCAAAGTTCCTGAAGGCTTAATACAAGTTACGTTTTTAGGGGCCGGTAGTCCTAGCTCTAGGCTCATGCCTACAGCTGCCGATGTTGCAGTACGCTTTAGGTATTCATAGTCATAACTACCCATGTCTGGGCGCATCGCAATACCGGTTAAACCTACACCGCAAAGTCGTAGGAAATAGTTGTTAAGGTGCCAAGACTCTTGAAGAATGCCGTCCTGAAGATTAACACAGGTTTGTCTGTAGTTGGCACGAGCTGCAAGTCGTATAGCGTTGTGTAGTCCGGCAGTGTCGCCTTTAAACTTGGCAATATCAGTTTCGGTAAGGTTACAGAAAGCCTTGTTACCGAGTAAGATTTCAACGCATGGATTGGCTCCCTTAAACCACGGAGCGCGTCTGAGTGCTTCAACTTCATTTATAAATCCTGGTTCACTACCGCCTGCTTTAACCATCATGCCAAAGATTTTTTCCAAGTCTGATTTAAGCGGCTTCTTTTTAAATACAAGCGAATTGTTTGATTGTGTGCGGTGTGCATTATTATGCAACCACCAGTCTTTTTTGGCTACTGCGAATTCTTGCCATTCAGGTTGGTCATAATCAAAAAGTGCGATTTCAGCACTGCGGCGACTAGATAGAATGGTACCCAGATGATTAACAATGTCAAGAATGTCCATGCGAGTAAGCAAGCTATCAGCACGCCCATTAAGTATATTGGCAATAGCAGTATAAGCAGTACTAATTGCCGAATCGCCTGACGAAATCCACCCATAGCCTTTTAACCTTTCACCAGCAGGTCGTAGTTGTGAAAAATCAAGAACCAAAGTATCAGCAGGGTACTTACCCGCAAGCAACTTGCCAATAGACTTTGCCCAAGCTTCTGCCGAATCTCCAATTTGGATTGTCCAAGTTTTGGTATCTTCTTCCCAGTATTCAACGTTTTCTTCATTTCCGCCTTTTGCAGTACGAGTACTACGAACTACTCGAATGTTCTTGATTGGCTTTGAGAATCCGTTTAGCGTACCAACAATTGGTTTAAAGCCAACGCCACAACCTTGTAGCAACAGCCATAATACGTCTACTACGTCATAAATTGTTTCAACGTGAGTGAAACTGCAATTAAACTGGGATGCTTCACGAGTTTTAGCTACCTGAGTACCACCAAGCCAAAGTGTACGGCCTGACATAAGTACTTTGCGATCTAGCATTAGCTGCTCAAGATCGTATAATTCTGCGTATTCAACGTCGTTTAGGTCGCGGTCAACAGCCCGTTCCCACAACCACTGCTGGTGGTCAATAACTCGGGCTACTGTTTCGGCCCATGTTTCAAATTGTTTTCCGTCGTCTGAGGTAGGTCTGTTGTAGGTCCTGCGTGTAATTACTTGCGCTCGTGTGCTTACTGCTGTCATCTATTCTCTTTCTAGTTTATTGTCCGGTACTGCCGAAACCGCCAGTACCTCGTTGTGTGTCATTCCATGAATCTACAAAGTCCACAAGTTGAACTGGTTGGATTACTAGCTGAGCAATTCTGTCGCCAGCGTCGATTTTATAAGGGTCATCCCCAATATTTTTCAGCAAAACTTTTAAATTTCCACGATAATCACTATCAATGACTCCAACCGAATGTGGGATTGTAATGCCTTTTTTGCCTTGCGAGCTGCGATTGTAAATAAGGCCCACAAAGCATTCTGGAATTTTTACTGCTATACCCGTATCAACAAGTTTTTGTTCACCAGGATAAATCTCGTGTGCTTCAAGTGCAAATAAATCTGCACCTGCATCTGTGCGATATGCTCGTTGGGGTATCTTAGCACCTGGCTGTACTTGGCACTGAATTTTGGGATTGCTGCGATATGTCATTGTGTTAGCGTCGTAGCAGCCGTTAGAGTTACTAATTAAGTATTGATTGCTCATTGTAGGTAAAGTTGTAAGGTTTGGTCAATTTGTTTGAGGTTGGTTTCACCAATGGCTTCGTGACAGTGTGTTACCAAGTCCATTAGCTGGTAGTTTAACAGTAACATATCTCGGCACTGATTTAGCTCTTGAATATATTTGTATTTACCGGGTAGAGGAATACTTGCGATAATGTCGTAAGTACTGCCGTACTCAGCCACAAGTGAAACTGCTCGTTTAGGCCCAATGCCAGGGACACCAGCAACATTATCTCCGCTGTCACCTGTAAGGCACTTAATGCTAATGTAATCTTCAGGATTGAATTCATAGTGGTCATTCCAGTTGTCAAGTGTAACTTCTTTGCGGGTAACGTAACTAAATCGACTAACGCCGGGTTGTACCAGTAAGTCCCAGTCTCGGTCGCTGGAGATCAGCCAAATATCGTCTGTGCTCAATTTAGATTTTTGTGATACAATGTACGCAGCAATGTCATCAGCTTCTACGCCTTGAAACTTCAACACGGGATAGCTGGTTGTGGTTTCAATTGTGGCAATTGTTTGCAAAAAATCTTCAAAGAAAAGCTCAAAAGCTGCACGTTCAGCATCTGTTTGCTGCTCTTGCTTGTCTTTGCGGTTTTGCTTGTATTCAGGACTAAGAGCCTTGCGATAGCTAGAGCTGCCTTGGTCACACGTAATAATAACGTGTGAAGCTTTGTATGATTTTTTTAGGCTGTCAACTGTGCGAATGTAATCAGTGGCAAATTCTGTGGCTCCTGAATGTTTATAGCGAAATGCCAAGTTTAAGGCATCAACAACCAGCAATGTGTTGTTTGATTCTGTGGCTTTTTTAAATGTAATACTCATGGTGTATTTTTTGTGGTTAAGTGTATATTATACACTAAAAACCAAAGTATTTCAAGTTACAAATTGTGGATGCTCATGTTGCAACCAATCTTCTAAGAGTGCAACATAAAACTCATGTGACTCGTGATTGTAGTAAATGCAACGATAGTTTTGACTATTAGGCATTTCATCAAATGCCACAAATATTTTACTGCGATCAAACTTAAAGATTAACAATGGCTTCTTGGTCACTTGCTTGCCCTGTCTGACAGTTTGCTCCCAAAATTCCACTAATTGTGGAGTTTTGCTTGTAAGTAGTTGTGAAGTAAGGTGATCTTCGGCATAACCTTTTACTTCAACACACCACAGGTTGGTACGGCCAGGAACGTATAAGTCGCCTTTTAGCAAGTGTTTGGGGTCTAGTGCACCGCTGCCAGGTATACGCTCCCACCCTAAACCTGTGTGTTTGCGAAGTAGATCACGTACTACGGTTTCAGTACGTGCTCCCTTGGCTCTAGCGTCTACGACCATTACGTTTGTGTTGCACGGGCAGTTTTACGTGCAGGTTGAACGATGGGCTTGGTAGTCTTGGCGGCAACCACTGGTGCGGTTGTTGGCGCTGTGATAGCTGCTGGTGCTGTGGTTGAGGGTTTGATGGGTTGAAAAACAACCGTTTTAACCTCCATTTCATCCACTGTGTACAAGATTTCTCCGCTGTCAGCCTCTAGGCTATCTAGTTCGGCTTGTGTAACAGTCATGTTTAGGGTCACAGGTTGGCGGGTACTATTTCGTAAAATGGTTGGGTTAACCGCTGTGCTTCGTTCAATTTTAATCATATTATGCCTCTATTTGTGATATGTTGTTGTGTTTAACAACATTTACCTTTTCTAGTAATGGGTGTGTAAACCCATGCGATACTAAAAAGGTGTTTAAGTGTTCTTCGTTGAGTAGAACCTCTACTAATCGTTCTTTGCCGTCTACGTCAAGTGTTTCAACCGTTTCGTCTAAGATCAACAGGTTAATTCTGCTCGAACTTAGGGTCTGCATTAGTTTGCGAATTGCTAGTAATGTGGCTACATTGACTCGGGCACGTTCGCCACCACTTAGTGCCAATATTTCAATATCACGACCATTATCGGTAATAACTACATTTAGCTTATCACTAGCAGAAATTTTAAATCCAATCTGAAATCTACCATCAGACAGGTCTACTAGATAACTGTTAGTAATTTCTTCCAAGTCTTTGACTAAGCACTCAATCTTGTAAGCAACTAAACCAGTTGTTGAAAAAGTCTTGGTTAGTACATTAACAATACTCATGCGCTCTGAAAGCTCATGTAAGTTATTGCTGTAAGTTTCCAACTCACTATTCATTTCTGTGATTTGAGAACTCAAGGACTCTACACGAGCATTATGTGCGCTAGCAGCTAAGTTATGTTTTTCGGCTTGCGTGATTGCTGTTTTTAAGTTGGCGATTGCAGTTTGAAGTGCTTGAAATTTTGAATCTAGATCGTTTTTGTCTAGCAAGTCTTCTGACAACTCTGTGTCAATAAGTGCGTGGTACTTTTCCCATTCTTCACGAGATTTACTTGCCGACTCCCATACTTGTGTACGTTTGGTAATATCTGCACGTAGTGTATCTAATACACCAATACGTGCTGTAAGAGCTGCATTGCTTGACTCCGCACTTTGTTGAATAGTTTGCTGCTCAGCTACTAATTCAGCAATCTTAGCCTCGTCAATTTCTTGCAAGCAAGTTGGGCACGTTCCGTGCAGTGCAGCAATCTTTTTAACAAATGCTTGCGAGTCACGAATTGTCTTTGAGTGCTCAACTACTTGCTTGTCTAGTTGAGCACTCTCGGAAGCCAGAGGCTTTGTATCCTCACCTGGTTTTTCTGGTATAGGAAACAACTTAATTTTACTCTGCACCTGCCGGTAAGTGTTGTTTTGAGTAATCTTTTTATTTATGGAGTCAAGACCAACTATCTGTGTTTCTAGTACAGCACTGCTAGTTACTAACTCATCTGGTATTGCGGGAACTGGTTGTAGCAGTTTTGGCTTTAAATCAGTCTTTATATACTTGTCAAGCCAACTGTTTACAGTAGAAACTTGCGCCTGGACTTTGGCAATGTCTTTGCTGAGTTCTTGTGCAGTTTCTTTGAAAACTTCTTGTGCTTGAGTGTATTTACCTAAGTTTAAGATTTCAATTAAAAACTTTTTACGAGCCGTATCAGGTGCTGTTAAAAATTCTAGACTACCTGCATTTGACTGATAAACAATTTGCGAGAATGTTTTGTGGTCGAAGCCTAGGATTTCTTCAATGGCTTTATAGGTTTGTGTGCTTGTATGTGCGCTAATATCACTGGTACCGCGATATAGCTTAACAGTTTGTGTTGAGCCACGCCGAGTTTTAATAGTATACTCACTACCGTCTTTTTCAAACACTAGTTCAATTTCATAGTGTTTGTCATCAACATAACGGTTGATAATATCAGCTTTTTTAATTGACTTTGAATTCTTGTTGAATAAAACTTCTTCTAAGATAAGTGCAATCGAACTTTTACCGTGACCGTTCTTGCCTACCAATTGTGTTAGTTGAGCAGCACTAAAGTCCAAGAAATTATTTGCGCCGTAGCTAAAAGCATTAGACCATGCTAGTGTTTTTATTGTTATCATTTGCCAGTTTTCGTTTTAATTCTTGCAATCCGCCCACGTACTCACCATCTACAAAAATTTGAGGAACACTGCGTGCGTGCGGAACAAGTTCAATTAAGTCTTTTTTAGTATAACCATTAATGCCCAACATACGTTCTTCGATTTGTATACCATGCTGGTCTAGTAATCGTTTGGCTTCACTACAGGCTGGGCAATTAGTTTGTGACCACACTTGCGCTGATTTAGGTGAGTTTTTCTGCATGATTTTGCATTTCCTTTAAAACTTTGTCTATAGTAGGCTCTGGTAATTCTAGAATATAAGTTAAGTACTCACGTACTTCTGCGTCTAGCGACATTTCTGGTTCAAGTAGTAGTGCACTATCACTATCTCGTTTGATAACTTTTGAGGCAATCAATTCCGAATCCGCTAGTTCTCCGAGTTCTTGCATATCTCCTTGGACTTCGTAGACGGTATGGTCAAAGTCTGTAGAAACTGGCGTCTCGTCTGCGGTGATTGTTCGCTTAATGAGTTGCGGCAAGTTGAATTTAAGCCACGTATGTTCCAAGCTATCAGCATCAAGCAAAATAGCACCAGTATCAACCCTGGAGCGATGGAAACTAGTAGTATAAGGACTACCAGGGTATAGAATATTTCTTTGAGAATTTTCATATGAGTGCAGGTCACCTGCTAAGACTACGTTCCAGCGACTAAATAGCTCCAAGTCAAGTTCTGGTTTAACGTGTGGAGGAATCTCGCCACGAACGTGTGTGCAAAGAATCCTGTTCTTTAAACTACAACCGTTCTTTTCAAAGTCTTTGAGTTTGTTATAAGGAATAACGTCTACACCAAAACCACAATTTTCGTAGTAGTCGTCAACAACGCTTACTAGTGGATTTAAACGGTGTGTGGACTTTTTTAAGTTTGTTAAAAAAGTTGTGTCTTTTTTCAACATTTCGTGATTGCCTGGATAAATCAGTGTAGGCCTAGTAAAAGATTCCACAAAGTCAAAGTAAAGCTCTACTTCGTCCATGGTAGGTAGTCTGTCAAATACATCGCCACCTACGATTACCAAATCTGCATTAGCCTGCATTTCACCAAACTGCTCAATAAACATCTTAAAGCGATTTTTAGCCCAATCTAGCGGAACGTTTTTTTGACCAAGTTTAATGTGCACATCCGCAGTGAAAAGTATTTTCATTATGTATAAGATAAGAAAGCCCGTTAAACCTTTTAGATCTAACGGGCTTGTGTTAATTAACCTAGTTCTTTAACAGCTTCTTGTGCAGAATCATCTGCACTTTCACTATCTTCTGCGTTAGTAGTAATTTTTTCTAGCAGGGCTAGTACTTCTGCTTCTGTTGGGCGTTGGTACTTTTCATCAATTGATTTTGCTTCGGCAGCAACTTGACGCTCGGCATCTGTTAGTTTACGTGGCTTGCAGCGCAGCACTGAAAGATCATAGCTAATGTTAAAAGCCAATGGGCCTGTTTTTGTGCGTTTGAACACAACATCCCAGCCAGTATCAGGATCGGTAGGATCGCCTAAATCTTCGGCTGCTGATACAATTTGTTCAAACAGTTTCTTTTTCAAGTTCAGGGCTTTTACTTTGCCGTCTTTTGGGTCGATACAGTTAACTGTATAACTCCATGAGCACTTCAAGTCTGGAAAGTATTGGGGGACGTGATCTTTTTCGATGTTATCGAATTTCTCCTTGTCGCGACTAAAGGCCAAACACTCAACTGGAATGTCTTTGTTGTTTGCACCTTTAAGCCAGTAGATGTAGCGGGGTAGTACACCACCAATTAGGCGAACAGTATTTTCGCCATCTTTGTACTCAAAAGCCTCGACTTTGTTGGAGATTGCTTTGCCTTTGGTGTTTTTAAATGAAATTGCCATGTTTTAGTTCTCGTATTTGAAATATATTTTGTTTTGTTTTATGTAAAGCAGGGGATTTAATGCAATTGTTTTTAAGTCTAGGTCTTTAAAATAACTCAGGTCTAAGTAAGTAACTTTGTACAGTTTGTATAAGCTATAGTCTCGCCTTCCTGCTAGTCGAATATATTGTGCTTTAAAAGCTATATCCGTAGGGTCGTTGAAAAGTGAAGCGGCATCTAATAAAAAACTGTGTCCGACAAGGTTGCGGTAATTATTTGTGTCGCGATGGTTTTTCGGTATTAGTTTTTTGCTAAAGTGCCGTTCCAACATTAAAAGCATTAATTTAGGGTCACAGTTGGTTTCAGACTCCAGTAGTTCTAAGTTGAAGAATAGGGCCATAGTGTGTTGCTAAGAATATATTATATCATATTGACCAACGCTTGACAAGTGTAAATTTGTCATACCGTTACTACTTGCCAGCCTTTACGTAGATAAAGCGCAAGCCTGTCGTTGTTTTGTTTTTTATCTGCATAACCAGCAAAGTTAATGTCCACTACTAGTGGATTTAGTTTGCCATCGTGCATACGTTGTACACGCCCAACAATCTGTTCAAGCAATGAGTCGTTGCTCATAGGAGCCGCTAAGATAACGCAGGATAGACTGTTAATAGATATGCCTTCTGAGAAGATTTGCCGCGAACCGGCAATGGCTCGCTTTTCTCCGCTAAGGATTTGCTGCTTGACAAGCTGTCGTTCTTCGTATTCTGTGTCGCCTGTAACAACCGTGCAATCTTCGCCAATGTATTCCTTTACTTTGTGTAGAAACTCTACTCTGTCTGCAATAACTAATACTGAATGGCCTGCTGAAATATGCATCTGGGCAAGTTCAGCAATAAACCACCTATACTTTTCTGATTCCAATAATTCACTAACTTTTTCAACCCAAGTTACGCCTGGCTTTAATGTAATTCCTGACTTAACAATGTGCACTGTGGGTGTTAATGTATGCGATTGTGGCGGCTTATAGACCAGTGGCCCAAAATAGTCTGGAAATACAATGTGCTTGCCGTCTTTGCGAATCATTGTGCCCGATAGGGCGATTCGGTAACGTGCATGGAAAGCGTCCACTGTTTGTGCAAATGTAGTGGCAGGACAGTGGTGCGCTTCGTCCAAGATAATACACCCAAACTCCTTAGCCAAATCACCAGCATGCTTAGCAAGGGTTTGTATGTTGGCGACCGTGATAAAGTGGTCGGCGTGGTCAATTCGTCCACCACCAATAACGCCGGGCTGCGTCCCAAATAAGACGGCAATTTCTTCACACCACTGGTCTCGTAGGGCCGCGGTGTGGGTGATAACAAGAGTTTTTTGTCCAAACTTGTGTGCAAGGTGTAAGGCTGTAAAAGTCTTTCCCCATCCCACAAGGGCATTGATAAAGCAGGTGTCGTCGATTGGGTCATAAACCACTTGTTGCTCGGGTCGTAGAGGATATTTAGGCGTTGGGAATGGTACTTCCTCAAGCACTCGTTTATCAATGATTTCATAATCTTCCGGCACAAGGTCTAAGCGGCCTTGTGGTATTGATAGTATACCTTTGGGCAGTACTTTGTAGTTTTTAATAGTTTCTATGGGACTAAACTTTTTAGCGCCAGTGTCTTTTTTGATTTTGTAAGTAAGTGCACTAATAATCTTTTTGGTATGTTCTACACCAGGATTATCCATGTAAATACGGTTTGATATTACTGCTTTAGGCACTAGACCATTCTCCAACTATCTGGCTCCAGTTTTTCACAAAAGCCATAAAAAATAAAACCCATGCCGTGTTGTAAGACTCTGGCGTAGCTTTCAAACTCACCTGGGTGTCGCATACATTTAAAACGGCTGCTAATGCCCACAAGTTCAACCACACACCCTAGACCACTCGCAGGTAAAACTTGTTTGATCTTGCGTGTTGTCAGTTTGGCGCGTATGCTTTTTCTGTACTGAAATACGTGTCCACTACTATCCACAAACCAAGTTTTTGATTTTGCAAGTTTAACCAAGTCTGCTAAAAAGTAAACCGCAGTGCGAATTGCAAAAAGCTTTTCGCCCTGCGATTTTAGGTGTAGTCTGCGTAAGCCTAGTGTTGCACCAGGCACAGTTTTATCGTCTATTACTTTAAAGCTTACAGCACTGGTATTTAGTTCATCAACATAGTTGACTAGATAGTATGTTACACCATCACGCTGCTGCGGCTCACGCTCACCCAGCTTGAACACGGGCCAAGTTATCTCCTGTAAATTCATAGAATTTTTCCCAGTCTCCAAAACTGTAGTCGTCGCCTACATCTTGGTCAACGCCAATTGGTGTGTTGACTATCTCACAGCCCCATTCATGTTGAGTATTACGCTTTAGGATCTCGCAGTATTGCACCACATCTTCGTCCTTTACCAGCGCAACAATCGAGTCATGAACAAGCATAAAGATTTTAGCGTCTAGATTCTTTGCAGAAATTTCGGTTGCTGTTCGCATAGCTCCAAGTAAGTTAACATCACTGGCAAGACTTTGCACTTCTGCGTTGATTCCACTACGGACTTCGTGAGCTGCAATGCCTTTATCTGCGCTAAACACATTAGGTAATCTGCGTTTCCGACCAAAGAATGAGTATGTGTAACCATTTTGTTGAATAAAGTTTTTACGATCTTCAAGCCAACGCTTTAGCTTTGAAAATTTAGTAAAGTATTGTTTAATATCATCACGAGCTTGCTCAACTGGATAGCTTTCGCCTGTGGCTTTTGATACTGTCTGAGAAACTTTATTAGCACCAGAACCGTACAAAATACCAAATGAAATAGCTTTAGCACTTTGACGCATTGAGCCATATAACCGTTTAACATCACCAACTGCACAAGGCAGTGAAAACACCATTTTAGCAATTGTTGAGTGAAAGTCGCCGCCGCTGGAAAATACTTCTTGCAGGTTTTTGTCGCCACTCAACACAGCCGCATAATACATTTCGGCTGTGGTCAAATCTTGCGATACAATCTTATATCCTGTTGGAGCTTTGATACAACCTTTGATAATAGGATTGTCCCGAGGAATTTGCTGAGCATTGAACTTGCCACTACTACTAAGACGACCGCTAGTAGTAAAGATAAGATTAAAATTCGTACGAATACGACCATCGCGGTCAATTTCTGGTAAAATCTTTGAAATATATGTGTTTTGAATCTTGCCAAGCTGACGTACCTTTAAAATCGCCGCTGGCAATGCATGCTCTTCGGACAACTCACCGAGCACTTCTGCATCAGTGGAGACGGCTCCGGTAGCAGTCTTTTTACCAGTAGGATTGAGTCCCAAATAATCAAATAACACAACACGAAGCTGCATAACTGAGTTAGGGTTAAATATTTTTCCGGAATCTTTTTCATATTGTTTTACTGCATCAAAGCTGTAAACAACTTTTTTGGCTTCTTCAATTTCATAGTCCAAGTACTTTTCCGCAGCAGCCATACGTGTAGTACTCATAGGAATACCAACTTCTTCCATGTCCATTAAGAATAGCGTACCAGGAATTAAGATTTCTTCATATACCTTGAGCAATTTAGCATTTTGCTGAACAATAGGCCAGAACTTGTGGAAAAGGTCGTATGTAACGGCCGTATCAATAGAAGCGTAACGACTAATAGTATTAAACGGAATAAGGTCATAAGTAAAATCATCTTGTAACAAGCCGTTAGCAGCACAGTATGCTTTCTTGAAATCATCTAGCTCTGAATCGTAATCACCATAGTTGGTGTACTTTAGGGCCAGGGGTTTTAGTCCATGCGAATCAGTTTCATCTAGCACATAATGCATAACCATTGTATCGTGAACACGATTACGTGGAAAGTCAATATCAAGGTGATACTTAATCATCTTGAAGTCAAACTTCATATTGTGAAATACACTATAGAAATCTTTGGCAATTTTACGCAGTAGGTCTAAGCAAACGTCATCAAGACAATCTGTTAGAATATACCTGCCATGCTGAGTTTTATAACTTAGTGACACGCCAAGCACATAACCATCTCGTGGATATAAACAAGTTGTTTCCGTGTCCCAAGCAACATAACCTTGAGCATTGTCTAGTACTTCACGTAAAAAGCGTTTAGCTTCGGCTGTGTCCTCAATTCCAGCAAAGTCGCCTTGGATATTGGGCTTTAGTTGACCATTGACGTATTTGTGAATACGATCTACTGCACGCTGAAAGTCAGGCTTACCTTCGGGTTTAAAACTTAGCATAGCTGGATTGCTGATAGCTATGTACTTGTCATCTACTAATTGACCTGCCATGTTTGTTACACTAGTAATTTTAGCGTATTCCTTGGCAGCTTCTGAACCTACTAGTACAACAAAGTCATACTCACTCAAGTCAACTTCCAAGTCAACATCTTTTTTCAGGAGTTTAGTAATAGGAACTGAACTCATGTGATAATGATCGAATTCAAACTCAAAATAGTCCGAATACCGTGTACGGTTAGGTGCTTTATCAATAACTGCAATTTTCATTTAATAATCCTTGTGATACTTTATTATAGCGTATCTTGGCTAATATTTCAAGTTCATTTATTTACATACTCGGCAATACTGCGAACGTTTTCGGCGTCTAAGTCGCCTGGGTCTGTGCCGTCTGGTAGGTCAACGATTTCAACAACGAAGCCCTCGGCTTCCAGTATTGGCTTAAGATCTTTTGCTGCCGATCTTCCCGCTTCATCCCCGTCAAAAAGCAAGTAGATGTGGGTAATGCCCTGGGCTCGGAATGGTAGCAGTTTTTGTTTTGTGTCATTTTGAAGTGTTTTAGTACCAAAAGCGCATACTGCGTTTTTACAGCCGTTGTCGTATAGATTAAGCATATCAAACATACCTTCTACTAGTACCATGCTTGAATAACCACTAGGCAGGTGTGCTGGGAACAGCGGCATAGTTACACCTTGTGGATAGTTAACATACCTAGGATTGCCCGCACTCATTGTGTGGCGACCAACAAACACCACTGTTTTTTGCGTAATATCACGGATTGGAAATACAATACGATCTTGTAGCTTTTCTACTTGATTGGTATAAAAAGCACCAAAGTGTTTGAGTGTTAGTGGACTAATGCCACGAAATGTTTTAGTCCAAGGCGTGTATCCTTGTGGCAATTCTAGCTCACGTCCAAAAGATTTTAGCACTGCTAGTTTTTCTTTTAGTGCCGCAATCTTCATGGGTACGGGGTTGGTAAAAACGCCGTAGTATTTAAAAAGATTGGTTTTAAACCCACACGCAAAACAGTGTGCAACACCAGACACCCGGTCAACCCGAAAACTGGGGTTTGAGTCGGGATGTTCTGGGTTTAAACACTTGATTAAATAGTCACGACCGCTGGCTTGATAGCCTAGGCCATTCTTTTGAATTAGGTCTAGTACGGGATCACTCATATTAGTCTCTTATTTTATACAAGTCTTTACAAGCTAGCCAACCATTCTGAAAAGCCAATAATTGTGCATAAGATCCTGCTGGCATGGGTTTTCCAGGTACTATTCTATTGTAATATTTTAACCAGAAAACCTGACTAATCAGCGTTACGTCTTCTTCTCCAAGTATTTCTAGTATTTCATTTGATGTTAACATTATGCATTCCAAGGTAAATCAGCGCCGCTATCACTAACGGGTACTGTTTCTTCTTGGCCTTTCTTTACACGCTTAACCGCTTCTTTAGCAGCAGGCTTGTCCACACTCTGTGGCGAGATACGTAGTGTGTCCCAGTCAATTGGGCATGTAAACGCCATTTCCTTACCGCCACGGATTTTAGTGGTTTCAAAAGAAATTGCATTGGTTTCTTTGTCATGAGCCTCCATTGTAAGGGCAATATCTGCGGCGTCCAAAATACCTTTGGCAAAACGCGCCTCTCCATCTTTGTCGATTTGATATGGACTAACCATGACAATCTCATACTTGCGCGCAAGATTTTTAAGTTTCTTAGAGACCTCAATCTGTGGTTTCCAGTCATATTGATCGTTTCCTTCTAAGACAATTTGGTTTAGATAGTCAACTACTACTAACTTTAATTTATCGCCAAACTTTGCTTTGGCTTTGCCAATATGCAGGTCGATGCTGCTTAGGGTCAAGTCACGGTCATCAACAATAATCATCTGATTATCTGCTTTTAATTGAAAATTTCGCACTAATGTTTCTTCAAACTTAAATCTATCACGATGACGCAAGAACTCGCTGATAGTTTCATCAGCGTTTTCGAACATACCGGCACGAGCTTTTACAACTGCTAAAACTTCGGTGTCAGTTAGTTTATGTTGTTTAAGATTTTGGTAATTAACATTGGCTAAAACAGCCAAGTTACGTTCCATTGTTTCTTTAGCAGTCATTTCAATACTGAAATAAATGGAACTATTACCAGACTCATATTGATTAATAAAAAGATTGCTACAACTAATAGATTTGCCGGAGCCCCGTTTACCCCCAATGAGAATGAGTTCTTGGCGAGCCACGCCACCAAGCACACTGTCAAAGCTATTATTAAGGCCAAGATAAACACGCTCTCGCTCCAAGTCTTCTGGGTGGCTAAACATCATCATGTCAGCCATTGTAAACACTTTTTCAGATGTGTGAGTCTTTTCTTCGATTGTTAGCGCAATTGTGGCTAAGTTTTCTTTTATTTCGTTTGTGTCGTAGAGTGGTAACTTGTCTACGAATTTATCTAATAATTTTACCGTTTCGTTTTGAGTATACTGGTCGATTAGTGCGTCCAGTGCTACTTCGGCCGAAACGTCTGGTACCTCGGTTAACCGGAGAGTCGCCAGTGTTTTAGACGCCGGACCCTCCCTTAAGGTTAGCTCAAGATCGTCAAATGACGGTATAGCGCTGTACTTCTCGTAGTACTTATTAACGACGCTATACAAGGAAGAGTACGCAGGGTCTAAGAATACTAACTTCAGCTTTGCCCAGATATCTAGGTTACGCTCAGTTAATAATTTGTTTAAGACTACTGCACTAGTATCCAAGTTACCCTACTTTCGATTCGTTGTCTATTAGAACTTGATCTACAATTTCAGTTACTTTGTACATAATCTGTTCTCGTAGTTTTTTAATATCTTGTTGATATGTTGCGCCACTATCATACAGCAAACTCAATTGTTCGTGAGTAATTAACTGCTGTAAACCAAAATATATGTGGTCGTAGGCCATAGTAGATTCTGGGGTAATATCTACTTGTGCAGCTTTTCCATAGTTGTGCACAGCCTGCTTAACGACTTCTTCCATCGTAAAAGACTCGTTGTCATGGTACGTAATAGTTACTTTCATACTATGAACCTCCTAAATAGAAAAAGCCCGAGAGCTTTATGGAACTCTCGGGCTGATAGATTAAGCCGAATTAAGCAGCTGCTTTGGCTTCAGCTTTGGCTTTTTTAGCTGCGCCGTCGTAGTCAGCAACTTTGATACCACGACGAGTTAGCAATGTACGCAGACCACGTTCAGTTTTATCAACAGCTTGAGCAATTTCAGCAACAGTCATAGTGCTAATCTTGTTGCCAAGTGCTGTAACTTGGTCAACAGATTCTTTGGCATGGGATTCTTTTTGTGCAGGAATCTTAGCAATCTGACCTTTACGTGTCAGGCTCAATGCTTTACCGCGAACTGAGGCAACAGTTTTGTTCAACTTAGCAGCAATTTCTTCGATATAGCTACCGGCATCAGCCATACGAATAAAAGTAACTTCTTCTGCTTCTGTGTAAGTACGGGCAACTTCAACTTTTTCTGCTGGCTTAACGCTGCCAGTCAACTCTAGGGCAAGTAGCTTACCTTGAATTTGTTTTGCAGTGAATTTGCCATCAGCAAAGTTTTCAGCGATTTCTTTGTAAGTTAAATTACCTGCATTTGCTGTAACGAAATCGGCAAGATCAGCGCCTTCGTCAGCAGTAAAAGCACTGGTTTTTTCCTTAGCAAGACTTGCAACTTCACGGTCTAGTTGACGCAGCTTTGAGGCAATTGAACGAGTGGTTTTACCCAGTTGTTCAGCAGCACGCTCAACGCTATCAACGCTAACAGGGCTTTCGTTACCAACGATGTTCATCAATTGGTCAACAGCTTCATCAGACCAGTTTTTAGTTGTTTTTTCAGTCATTTGTATTTTCTTTCAAGAAAGTATTTAGGTTTGTAATAATTTGGATGCCGAGTGATTCGGCTTTTTTGCGTTTTGTACTAGCTTTATCTTCTTCATCAACTAAAATATCAGTAGACTTCGTTACTGTTTCCGTAACTTTGAAGCCTGCCTCTTCTAGAGCTTTGTAGGCTTCTGATTTAGTTTTATAAGAAGATAATTTTCCAGTAATACAAACAGTCTTAGAATTATTATTACTGTTTGCCGTGGAATTTCTATTGGGCTTAAAAGAGAACGGCAAAAACTCTCTTAAGTCTGGGAAATCTGTTTCTAACCAAGTAATTAGGTTTTCGGTAACTTTATCACCTAAACCTGCTTGTTTACACGTTTCGTATGTGATTTCGTCAATATGATTGATTACTTCACAAATTTTCTTAGAAGCGGTGTTACCTACAAGAGTAATCGAGAACGCTGCTAATACTGTGGCCAAATCCGCAGACTTGGCACGATTGATTTCATCAAGTAGTTTCTCAGCAGTTTTGGCACTGCCTAGAGCTTCTGTAACTGACTCAACGTCAAGATAAAATAACTCAGTTAAGTCTTGTAAATCAAGTTTTTCAACTGACCTAGGCCCCATGCCTTTGATACCCAGTGTCTTGCAAAAGTGTTCAACTTTTTTTGTAAGCTGAGCACTGCAAGCTGTGTTGCGACAAAACAATTGATCGTTGACCAATTCTAGTTTGTAGTTACAGCAGGGGCAGGTTGTTGGGATTTCAATTCTCATGTTATTTTATCAATTTGTAGAGTATATTATATCTGATTGAGGACTCTGTGACAAGTGTAAATTTTTACTGCTTAAGCATCAACTTTATGTAAAATGCAAGGAATAATTTCTCCGGCCCTGATAACGGCAACTGTGTCACCAATTTGTAGATCTAGCATTTCAATAAAGCCTGGGTTATTGAGTGTGGCTCTGGATACAAGTGCATCACCGATGTATACAGGTTCAAGAATAGCAACAGGACTAACTTTGCCGGACTTGCCGACTTGCCACTCAACTGCAAGCAGTTGTGTTTCAACATGGGCTGCACGTTCTTTGCGGGCATATGCGCCACGAGGATGTTTTGCTGTGTAACCCAGTTCATAAAACTGCTGATTGTCGTTGACACGAAACACTATACCATCACAAGGAAAGATTTTATCCAAATCTGGTTCATTGATTACACCAAAGCCTGCCAACTTAAGCAATCGCAGGTCTTCGTTGAATGTATCCTGCAAGCTAGGCTGTACACCATATGCAAAGAAACTGAGTGCACGGGACTGAAACTCAGTCACATCTTTTAAGTTAAGAGCACCAGCAGCATAGTTACGGGCATTTTCAATGTTGATGGGAGCAACAATTTCGCCAGTTACTTGATACACGCCTTGAAAAGGCACTGTTTGTGGAACAATAGGATTGCCTAAAAACTTGTCAGTTACAATTTGACCTTCTATACCATCCCCACGGGTAAGAACTCGAACAAGATTACCGTCAACATAAAGTAAGCTGAGAGCTGCCCCATCCAACTTAATACTAGTAGCAATACCTCGAATACCTTGCAGAGGTTGGACGCCTTCATCTTCGTAGTACTTTTGTAGTGAGTACATCTGGTACAGATGACGCTCGGTTTTGGAATTTTGTTTAGCTCCCACGGTGTTGTAACCAACTGACGCAGCCAGTGCATCAAATTGTGCATCGGTGATAAATGGGCTACCTGCGTAGTATGCTTGTGAGGCTGAGTCTAAATATTGTGTTATTTTGTTCATAGAATCAATTATACCAGTTTAGGGTCACAAAGACAAGTATAAATTTACAAATGCCTGCCAAAAGCACAGTAAACTTGAAACCACCTAGATTGTGCATAGGCCTCTGGGTCGGCATCCCAATAACCATTGCGGCCAAAAGTCACTTGCCAATCTCTAGAGAATTGCCAGTGGTACTTGCCAAAACGAATATTAAACCATAGGTTGCTCATGCTTAATACCAAAATGAGTTAAAATATTATTAATACCTTCGATATGGTCAGAAACATTAATGGTTTCCCACACAACTAATTCCACCAAAGTTTCTATAAATTTCTTTTGAGCGTCCCAACTATCGCTTTCTTGGGCAGCCTGACTCCATAACTTTTCAACTATTGGATTCATGCTTATCCTTAATCTTGTCGTAGTAGTGTTGGATAATATCTTCACCTTCATTTTTGGCACAAATGTCTAACATACCGTCTATGATAGCCATGATGTTTTCCATGCTGGCTGGAACGGAGACACCTTCACGACTAGGAATCCAATCGCCTTCGTAGCTTAGAAAGAACTTACGAAGTTGTATGTAAGTAACGTCACGAAAGTCATTAACGGCTAAACGAATCTGAAAACCTTTTTCCATGTTTTCATCAATGATTTTGCTGTACTGTATATTCTCGTCCATATTAAATCCGTACTCCTAGATCGCGAAGATGCTGTAGTGAGGCAAGCTCATAATGCTCTTGCCATGCTGACTGCAACCACTTGTCTGACAGCAAAAAGATTCGATAAATATATCCGTAACGCTCAGTGAGTTTTTCAGACTCAACGAGTGCAGTTGAATCGTATTTAACGGAGTACACAACCTCGCCTACACTAAAACGATCACGCTGTGCACCGTCAGGAATCATTTCAGGATTAAAGTAGGTTGAACCAGGAACACGAATTGGTACTGCATTATCTTCTAGCACACGCTTGATAAAAGTTGGTGAGCGATAAGTCATTTTACTAATAGCATCCACAGTCTCGCCAGCCAAATATTCTGAGATAATATAAACAACGTCTTCACGACTAGCAGGCTTGCCACGCAGTTCAGCACGACGTTGAGCATTACGAGCTTGAGTCTTTTTATACTCATCAATAATAGTACCAAGACGAGTAGTATTGTACGCCATGCCAAGAATCTGGCAAGCGTCTTTTTTAGTAATAGGTTTTACACCTTCTTCGGTAGGCTCAAGCAACCTAATAACTCGGCTAATGTTAGCCGGAGTCATCAAGTCTGCTTCCAGTTCGCTTCGTTTTTTAGTTGCCATGATTGTTCCTTAAAAGACAAAGGCGGCATAAAGCCGCCTTGGATTAACCTTTGATAACGCCCAAGAAGTACACTGCGGCTTTGCCAGTCAACTTAGACAAAATGTCTGCATCAACCGTTTTACCGGCGGCTTCAATAGCGGCGGTCAAGTCAGCAATAGCCGACTCTTTGCTTACACGAGCTGGTTTGTCACCAGTGGCCGATGTTTTGGTTTTGCTGGTAGAGCTTCCAGCAGCTGGGTCTTTTTTCACGTATACACCGGCTTGCACTAGTACCATACGCACGCCGTTAGGCGACATTTCGATTTCTTCGGCAATGTCTTTGATAATTTCTGTTGAATTTTCAGGAGTTGGGCCAGCACCTTCGTACTTGGCAATAACTTCGGATTTCAACTCATCTGTCCATGTAGCAGCCATTTGTTTTCTTTCAGTTTTGTTTAAATGTGGTTTGTAGTTACGTCGGTCATTTTTTCTGGAAGGAATCGACGATAGTTATGCTTTAAGTCATACTTTTGCATAATACTTATTTTAGCATTATACTGCTCAGCAAGCAAGTCACGATATTCGCTGGTAAATTCAGCGAACAGGGCTTCGGGCATATCAGAAATGTCAATGCCTTCAAAGTGCTTGCAGGGTTGCAGGACTTCGATTACTGCACGATCACTGGTTGTGCCGTCTGCTTTTGTGTATTTGAATTCTACGAGTTTCATGTTGTTTGCCTTTTGTATCAATCTAAGTATATATTATACAGTGATTGACTGTGTGACTCAAGTTAGAAATTTTTAATCTTGTTTAAAAATCTCGCGCCGCAAGCCTGTTTGAAAACGCTGGGCTATTGTTTCGCTGAGCATTGGAGGTACGAGCAATGGGGCAACTATAGCACTTAGTAAAATATACACTACTGTACTAATTATACGGTATTCTGTAAAACTGTTTTGTATGCCCTCAGCTTTAGCCTGCTGCACCATAGGCCAAAACCATAAATAACAAGCAGCAATTGCAGTACTAAATGCAAATAGCAAATAGTAACCAATCAATTCCATGTATTAGCCTTACGCATAAAAGCGCGAGCACCAAGTGAGAAATCAACCTTGCCTTGTGGCAGGTTTACAAACTGTTTAGTGTTGGGTGTTGCCAGTGCTGCTTGCTGCACCTTAGGGTTGTTGGAAAACAATTCTTTTGGAGCACTACCACGAAAATACTTAAATAGTTTAGCCAAGCGAATTGCGCTATGAGACCACTGTGGTGTCACAGGCTTGGTACGAACCTGACCAGTTTCTAGTACAGCATTTTGCAGTTGCACATTATTTGGCTGAGACTTCAGCAAACGTGTAAGCCTGCGCTTGCGATTGGCTTGGGTGCGACTTACTGCGGTTGAGGGTCCGGTGCTTGCTGGGGCTTTTTGAGGTTTTGTTGCCATTTTATAACTTTCGTATTTTGAATTGAGTTTTATTAGTGTCTATTGGCACGAGTTCTACTGCACGAGCTTGGGCTAAAAACTCCAATGTTTTAAAGGCTTCGGCATATGTTTGGATCATTTCGCCCTGCTCGTTTACTATGTGGGTTACGGTTTCTAGTAATTGAAGCGTAACCGGCTGAAACTCACCAGTAAGCAGCTCGCTGAACAGCTTGTTGAACGGATTCTGGGTCATGTCGGACTTCGTCATTTTCAACATAGGCTTCTGAGGTACTTTCTACATAAGATTCAAGTTGTCGGGCAAGAGTAAGTTTGTCGCTGATTCTGACTACTTCTAATAGTGCTGCGATTAGGTCTGGAATATTGTCTACTGCGATTGGCATATAACGGCCACAACTGTCTGAGATGGCTGCTTCGTCAGTACCACCTGCGTTAGTACCAAACTCTACAAAGTTGTAGTAAAAGTTACCTTGAGCATCAGGGCCAAAAAGGTTATCATCACCAAATAAATCGACGTCATTGGGTGGAACTTGAGCAAAATTAATTTTCATGTGTTTTAAATGGTTGGGTTGCGTTGTTAAAGAATAATTATACTAAAAAGTAATCAAAGTTTCAAGTGAATATTTATGCAAACAAAAAAGCCCCTCCAAAACTGGAAGGGCTCTATGCATGGTGCGCTGACTAGGAATTGAACCTAGACTCAATGAATTATGAGTTCACTGCTTTACCATTAAGCTATCAGCGCACTTTAACTTGTTTCTTTACTTCTTCTAGTGAAATAGGAGTATAGTTGATACGTTCCATGCTAACATTAAAATAACGCGAGTCTGGGATTTGTGCTAGCGGTAGTTTTACCACATTGTGGTGTAAGTGCCCATGCACGTTTAGTCCCCAGCGAGCTAAGCTTTCTGGGTGAATTGGAATATGTGTTAAGATCATTCCATCAAACTGATGACTTCCACGAATGTCTTTGAAGTGGTCAATGTACCTGCCAGGCTTGGCTAGATCATGATTGCCCTTAATCAAAACTTTTTCGCCATTCATGCGACGTAGGATTTCTAGTGCTTCTATGGTAGTTTGCATACTAACATCACCTAAAAAGTACACCTTGTCATGTGGCTTAACCACTGAGTTATGGCAGTTGACCATATGCTCGTTCATGTGATGTACGTCATCAAACTCACGCAGCGGAGTTCCGTTACCTTGCTTGAATGTGAGTATGTTGGCATGGTGAAAGTGGTGGTCACTTGCAAAAAAGATATTAGCCATTAGTAAGTCTCCCAGCTTGTGTCACTGCCAACGCGGTGGCCGTCGTGCAGTTCTGGATCGTAAACTTCCCACCAGCCTTCGATTCCTTCTGAATAAGATTCGTCATCTTCGTCAAAGTCTTCGGTATCCACATATTCCTCACGAGGATAAATACCATACATTTCAGCATGGTCTTTAGCAAGTTGCCAGGCAAAATCTGATAGCTCGGTATCCGACACGTTATCCGGAACTAGCCAAAAGCCCCAGCTGTCAGTGCCTGCCATGCCAGCATCCATTCCAATAACGATCTTACGCATACAAATCCTTAAATAAATAATCCCCGAAACAGTAATTATTATACCGCGTTCGGGGATTATGTTCAAGTGTAAAATTATTACGGTTTAAGTTACTACAAAACAGCATCGACTTTACGACGAGTAATATCAGCAAAGCCAGGAATGGCAACCGCTTGTGGGTGGTGCTTCTTGATGATTGCATCTTGCTTGGGGCCTGCGGTGTCGCCTTTCCAATGAACTGCGGCAGAAGTAAGTTGCGCGCCTTCAGGCCACTTTTGAAAGGTGAGCATTGCGTAACCTTTGGTGGAGAAGCCAAAACCCCGACCGCCATGTGTCTGGCTTTCTTTTGTCTTTCCTCCGAACATACCCCACTCGCTGGACAATCCGCTTGCTAGTCGGTCCCCAAGACATCCGCCGCCGAGGCGAATTATTACTGCCTCCATTTCTGGGTGCGAGTGAACTGGAATAGCTATGTTGGGATGGACCAAGTAGAGTTCGACTTGATATGGTGCTTTTCTGAAGAGGCAGATTGCGGTGGCGTCATCCGACGCAATGACCTCAGCGTCCCAGGGAATCATCAGCGGCTGGCCGCTTCGCATGTACCAATCTGCGAAGTCCTCGATACAGGGCCAACTTTCTGGGACCTGTACCTTCGAGAAATACTCGCCAGGATCAAACGCCTTTATCATGCGGCGGGCTTGTCGCTCAAACGACGCAGCATCTGGCGAAGCTCGACACCGCTAGGCACCATATCCGGGGAGATGATATCGTCGGACTCGCTGTCCCCGCGCAGTGCATGGATGCAGTAGACCACCGCGTCGTCAGTTAGGGCCGTCAGCTTGTGAACCTTGTCGGCTCTAATCCAGATCATGTGCGGAGCCACAAAATCTGTAGTTCGACCATCAACTTCCACACGGACTGAGCCTTTGCCAAGCAAAGATAGATGGTCGTATGGGTGAGTGTGCCCCTGCTCAACATCCCCTGCGTTTGCAAAGTGCATTTGCCGCACGAAGACGTTGCATGTCACGCCAATATTGGTGGTTGGTTGGTTCATGAGTGACCTCAGATTTGGGTTGAAGGAATGGCACCAAAGGGCTCGGGGAAAATAGCCTTTGGGTCGATGGCCTCAACAACTTCGATGGTGAGCGCCGCTTCCACCTGCTCGACAAGAACCTTTTCCTTGTCAAAGCAGTCTTGCGTGTGTACAACAAGCGCAGAAAAAAGATTGCCTGCGACCTGCTCGTCGAGAACAGTAAATCCGCCCGTTGCGGTTTTCCACTGAACACTCGCCAGTACACCGCTTTTCATTGCGGCGTAGACGACAGACACGGCGGCCAGCGCCTGCTTGCCTGAGTCGAACGCAACGCCACTCAACTCGATTCCAGAGGATTCTTTTGCATATCTCCACTGTGCAATCTCCGAGAGCTTTTCTGCCTTTTTCGATTGCAGGGTAGGCTCAATCGGCGTTGGTGGGATGTACTCACCTGTCGTGCCAACTTCAACATCTACAACTGTCGCATCCTGATCCGACCAAAAAGCGACAGGCGCGTACATGGCTACAACTGATTCGAGCTGCTCGCCCTCGTATGGTAGGCGAGCACCAACGTGCATTGTCTGTCGGCCCTCACTGGAGTAAACGATTTCCATGCAGCGTGCTGTCGAATCAACCGAAACGATTTGATATGTGTATGAAATGTTCAAGATATTGCTCCTAGGCGAGTTCCTGTCGCCAACCACGTTACGTTTGAATTGCCGCTAACGGCTGCGCCTGCGCTACCGCCTGCTGTCTGGCGGTTATATCCCACATACTGCCCTGTTGATCCAGCGGCACCCCAGTTACCTCCGGCACCGCCAGCGCCAGATATTGCACTTGGGCCACCGCTACTGGCTACGAACTGAGCGCCGCCAGCGCCTGCGGCGGTCGAAGTTCCACCTGCGCCGTTATACCCTCCTAAGCCACCAGCCGTGTCGGCACCTGCACCAGTTCGTCCGCCACCGCCACCGCCACCTCGAGCTTGTACAAAATAACCGTAATCTCCAGACACCGCATGGCCATCACCACCGCCGCCGCCACCTCCACCTCCACCTATGGTGTTGTTGTTTCTTACAGACACTGCAATAGATACAGACAGCGCCAAATTGCCGGTGCTGCCTGCTGTTCCGGTCGAATTGTAGTACGAACCATTACCCCCGTTACCACCTCGGCCAATAATGAAGCCGTTGTTCGTTAGCTCCACTCCATTGGGAAAGGAGCCATTTACCGTCAGCGCAGGAGTGCCAGCAGTATTGCTTGAGATATAAACGCCAGAATTTATGGTGGCAATGACCTTGTTGCTGGCATTCCACCCAGCGTTAAGTGCCAGAGTGCGCAAGTTCGCGTTGGTCTGGTTGCTGCTGATCGTCAAGTTGAATTGGTTCGCCTTGCCGTAGCCCTCCGACAGTGAGATAGTGGAGGTGGGATTGTAAAAACCTTTGAATAAAGTGTGGACCTCTGGATCATTCATGCTAATTGAAGCCGTCGCAGATCGGCCCAACTCGACGTTGACTTGGCTCAAGGAGATTGCACCGGATGATGGTAGTGCCATAAGCAGTACTCCTGTGTTAGTGGGCACAAACAAAAATACCCTAAATCTAGAACTATTATACTAGATTTAGGGTAGGTTTGCAAATCAAAATTTTTGGTGGTACACGGTGACAGTTTCGAACTGCCGACCCTCTCGGTGTAAACGAGACGCTCTACCACTGAGCTAACCGTGCGTAACTGGAGCAGGGTACCGGGATCGAACCGGTGTCACCAACTTGGAAGGATGGGGCACAGCCACTATACCAACCCTGCACATTAATTTAACATTTGTGGCACATAGCCAGTATCGGGACCACTAGCACCAGGTTTGCCTACCATGTTAGCATAATCACTGACCATGGTAACAAAAGTACTGCCAGCGGCTCGTTCTGTGGCACAAAATTCTAAGGCTTTATTAAGGCTAGGGGTTATTGCCCAGCCTGTGCGACCACCTTGAGTAGTCCAGTAAACTTTATACATCATAATTTTGCTACTTTGGCGCCAAGATAAAGGTGGTGCGGGCTACAGGGTTCGAACCTGCGACATCCTCGTTGGCAACGAGGTGCTCTACCAGCTGAGCTAAGCACGCATTAAAAGGGCACATCATCGTCTTGAATACTGCGAATCATTTCGCGTTCTTGCTTGACTAAATCGTCTTCAAGCCAAGGTTTGACTTCCTGCTCTTCATGAATCTTCCAAGCTGCAAAACTAGCCTGCTCTTGGATTAGTTCAATTGCCTCAGGCTGAAACTTAACATAACCAGACTTTTCTGCCCAGATTAAATATTCGTAGTGATCTTGAGCTACATCACAAATTCTGCATCCGGCTAGTTTGCCAAATGTTATTGTGTCGGTTAAACCCAGTTTAGGATTTTTGATGTTTTTGAATGATATTGCCATATATTAGAAAACAGCCCTTACCCCGATGATGTTATCGTTGGACAACAGGTATCTCCCCTGCTTTTTTATAATGGATGCTATTTTCTAATATATGGCGGGTGGCAGAGGAGTCGAACCCCATCCCGTTTCCGAGAACCTGGTTTTCAAGGCCAGTCGCAGGACCAACCCCGCTGCATTACCACCCACGTTTTATTCTTTTGTTTCCGATTCTGCTTCGCGCTTGGCTTGCATGGCAGTTAAACGCTTGACTACTTCTTCTGATCCCATCCAAATGTCTTTGTTGTGCATCATTGAGGATATTTCTTCACTAGTCAAAAAGTCCTGGTACACTTCAGTCATGAAGTTTTCCGACCACGTACGTTCAAATTGCAGTTGATCGTACATTTCACCACCTTTGCCAAATGTTCCGGCTGAGTAGTTGTGAAACATAAATAAGCTGTGTGGTGTGACTTCTTGACTATGACCATGTAGGAAAATCATGGTAGCTGCACTCATGCAAGCACCTTCTACACTGCACACAATAGTGGCTTCTGTTTCACCCATTACACGCAAAAACTGTAGTGTGGTAAAAAGATCACCACCAGGTGAGTTAATATAAATACGAACTGTATCGGTTGCACTAGCATTTCTGATTACATCAAACCATTCAATGTATTCTTCAGCATCACAAATTTCGCCACTTAAGTAGAACTCATGAACATGTGCAACTGGTTTTGTAAAATTGTTAGAAAACTTGTCGGTTTGAAACAATTTAGGGTCGAGAAAGTTAGATCGCATAAGTTCCTTTACTATAGTTTAACATACTACCCATGCTGGGTGCTCCCAGTTACCCGCGGAAGGTGTGCTGCAGTCTACTCCGCATATATGCATTAAGTGGCAAGTAATATGCTAAACTATAGTGACAGCTTATTCTGTTACGAGGAAAGCTGTCGAAACCCTAAGCAGCCCTATTTAGGCTGCCAATGCGTACGTGTTATCGTTTGCAGTTATTTTTGTTTTGTGTCTGCGGCCAGGAATCCCTAACCCTACGGCTTCTACATTGCCGAGTTGTCCGCTTTGCTACTCTTAGCCCGGTCGATCCTGTGTCAGGCCCATCAAAAGCACTCCTAGTGTTCCTAGGTCGGGAATTCCAGCCATCAGCCGTATGAGAAACAGCTTACTTGCTACCCTACTCAATGCTTATGGTGGACCTGGCGGGCACTGCCCCCGCGTGTCAGACTCTTTTGGTTTCGCTTCATACAACCATATCTATAACCACTAGGGACTCGAACCCCGTATTCTGGTGGCCTACCAGTAGTTCCAAACTGCCAGAGCGACTGGTAGTGGTTATAGATATGGTGCCCCATGACAGAATCGAACTGCCGTAACCTGATTACAAAACAGGTGTAATACCATTATACTAATAGGGCATTGGAGTCGGTGACAGGACTCGAACCTGCATAAAACGGATTTGCAATCCGTGGCCTAGCCGTTCAGCTACACACCGACATTAAATTTGACGAGTACGTACTACTGTTTCAAAACTACTCCAGCAACGCTCAAACTTCATTTGATACATTTGCTTGAGTCCGATCAGGTAATTCATACGCTGATCTTCGTCCATGTTATCGTGCATATCCAGGTACAACTGAATGTCGTCAGTGACATTCCAGCACTGCATAATATTTTGTTCTAGGTCAAAGCGGTCAGTCATTTTGTAGTTCCTGTAATTTTTGTGTTAGTGCTAAGTTAACAAATTCACTTAAAGTTAAGTTTAAGTTTTTTGCTAATTGTTTTACTTGTTTTAATAGTTGCGCGTCAATGTGTATTGTAATCGTTTTCATGTCAATTGGCAAGTACAAATTTTAGTCTGTCGGCCGCGTAACTTGCAGCAAATGCTTTGGGCTTAACCTGTGCGTCAATATTACAAGTTCCCTTGATATACCCAACAGCCTGTTGTACAACTGCTGAACTTTTATAACGCTCGTTGGGATTAATGTCTAAGTGAACTTCAACGTGGCGATCTTCTAAGACGTCTGATAACTCGTGAAATAAGTCACTGACTTTGTAAACTTCTTGCATTAGTCGCATTGAGGGCTTATTGGCTTTTTGATCCCAATCCCGTTCACGCTGAATACTACCAAAGATTTTGCACCCATGATTACCATCAATATGCACAACAACTGCCAGAGTGTAGTCTGCGTACCAGTTTTCACCAATTTTAACTCGTTCCGAATCAGCACCAAGATAAATCTTAGTTTCTGGTGAACTTTGTCGAATATAGTTTTTTACTTCTTCAAGATTAAATTCACGCATAGTTTATTTTAAATGGAGGGTCTGGAGGAAGTCGAATCCCCAACCTCTTGGTTCGTAGCCAAGTGCTCTCATCCATTGAGCTACAGACCCCGGTGGCAGAGGATAGAAGAATCGAACTTCTGACAACGGAATCAAAATCCGTGGTTATACCATTTAACTAATCCCCAACAAAACTGGCTCCACAGGCAGGGATCGAACCTACGACCAATTGATTAACAGTCAACTGCACTACCGCTGTGCTACTGTGGAATACTTAATACTAGTGCCCGGTGCGCCAACCCCGAGTGAGCTTCAGCGGCAGAAAAGGATACCACTTACACACTATAGCGCATTTTCACTAGAATTAAATATGCTGGTTACTTTTTCCAGCGTGCACTAACGGGGCACAGTCTTATTCATCCGGACGCCCGACAGGAACAACCCTTGTCATAACCGTTTACGTCTAACGAACCTAAGGCAGGTTTTGGCGGGTCTAGGGGGTAACGATCCCCACTCTTCGGCAGTGACAGTGCCGTGTGCGTCCATGAACACTTTAGACCCAATTTGGTACGACTGGAGGGACTTGAACCCTCAATCCTTGCGGCGATTGATTTTAAGTCAATTGTGTATTCCATTCCACCACAGTCGCATAGCTTACATTTTACCGTTTAATTTATTTATATTACAGGCTTCTTCGTAACCATACTTAGCTACTACATTCTCAAAAGGACTCTTATGAGTACCATTAAGCCTAGCATCTGCAACATTCTCTTTTCTAGTACCCCAATACAGATGTTGTGGATTAGAGCACTCACCATTGTTACAAGCATGGCATAAGTCTATACCAATACCTTTCGGAAAATTAGTATTCAAGTATTGCGCTAATACGCCTCTATGATTAGTACTATTACCACCACGTTCTATACATGGTTGGCTTAAGTCTAAATGAGAAGTTCTAATATCTCTGGATTCTTTAATCCATTCAGTTATTTGAATCATAAATTTGGTGGAAACAGTTTGACTCGAACAAACAAGGCCAGTGGCAAAAGATTTACAGTCTTCCCCCGATACCATTACGGGACTATGTTTCCACTTTAAAAGATAATTATACCCGATTAAGCAATCTTGGGCAAATCTAAATTTTGGCACGCCCCCAAGGACTTGAACCCTGACTAACGGTTTTGGAGACCGACGTGCTGCCAATTACACTAGGGGCATATTTGGTGGTTTTGAGTAGATTCGAACTACTGACCTAGGCCGTATGAAGACCGTGCACTACCGCTGTGCTACAAAACCAACGGCCAGAGTACAGAATACTCTGGCCTAATAATAGGTGCCGGTTACATTCTCCGGCGTGACATTTCGTTGTCACTGAAGACATTGACGCTGTTTAAAGTCCACTAAGGGGGCATAGTCTATAGCCATAAGTAAACAGTAGCTTTAATTGTGTGTTATTTTTGTGTCAGGAAACATCAAACCCCGTGAGAGCAGCCCATCTTGTTTTCGCTTCAGCGGACGCAGGACAGTGCCTTTACGCACTGATTTGTTTACAAGCCTGCAATTGTAGTAACAGGAGCCAATCTTCCTGTATAGCCGGAGCACTCCGGTAGCTTGCGCTAGTTTGGCACGTGTGCTTTACAAAGTGGATGCGGGGGAAGGATTCGAACCCCTAGGGCGAGCTTATGAGACTACCCGATCACCTGAATCCCCGCGTTAATTAGTACATCTTTTTGAAATCGTCGCTGGTACGATTCCATACGTTTTCTAGATGCTGTAGTTCTTCCATTGATTGTGGATTTGAGTCTTTGACGAAGTCCTCGAAAGTATATGGTTGAAATACTTCTCGGACACGTGTCATTAACTCACTTAGCATTTACGAACTCGTAAAATTTCTTGGACTTTTCAACCATGTCGTTGAAGTCAAATGGCTTTGGCACGAACTTATCTAGTTGTGCAGTGGTTATTGCAGTTTTATCTTTGACGCTATCAAACATTTCTTGTGCAAACTCTACTGAGGCTGCGTATTCTGCTTGCATTAGCTCTGCTGTCATCTTGAGAATTTCAAGACGAATTTCAAAAGGAGATTTATTACTCATGGTTTTCCTGTGTGTTGTTGTGTAAAAGTGCCAGGCTTCCACTGGTCTTCCACCTCGTTTTATAGTCCGCGTGTCCTGGACTGTAACTTCGGGAGAAGTTAATTGGTACTGAGGGAGGATACCGAGACCTCGACCCCTCGCTTATCAAGCGAGTGCTCTGCCGCTGAGCTACCCCAGTAATATTTGGCCCCTGAGGTCAACGCCGATGTTGACATTCCCAACTATTGGCAAGGGTGTATACGGCCCCGCTAAACTCAAGGATAATTTTGGTACTCCGAACGGGTTTCGATCCCGCTTCTCCAACTTGAAAGGCTGGCGTCCTAGCCACTAGACGACCGGAGTGTTTGTTTGAATATTAATTATACAGCGATTTAACTGTAACTTCAACTGAATATTTATAAGTTTAACCCTAACCACGGGCGAGTATGAGTCGAGACGTGGGCCTATTGCAACTACTAGGTGGATTAGTCCGTTCGTAAAGGATTGGTAATCACTCCAACTTAGGGTCAAACTTATAAATACTTGGTGCCGAAGACTGGGGTCGAACCAGTGACACACGGATTTTCAATCCGCTGCTCTACCGCCTGAGCTACATCGGCTATGCTTACCAAGGGTGGGTTTCTTGCCAGTTTATAGCTTCATAACCATCACAATCAATACGCCAAGGGCATTGCGACAGAATGTTGGTAGAACAATCATCGTTGCCCCAGCATTGTGGAGGTTCTGTACCACGTAGTACTACAATTTGCTTGTGTACTAGTTCACGGCGATTGGCAAGATTGGCTTCTTTGTCTAGCAATACTTGAATTTCAGTCATATAAACCTTTGGGCAGACGTTACGGATTCGATCCGTTCCTACGAGTTTCACAGACTCGGGTGCTTCCACTACACTAAACGCTGCATAAATTACTGCACGTTATCTCGCAGCCACTGCCAGTATTGTTCTGTTGTCATATATTTCCTTGTTTGGCGGAATACGTAGGAATCGAACCTACCCACCCATTACTGGATGACAGATTAGCAATCTGTTGCCTTAACCGCTCGGCCAGTATTCCATATTTAAATATACTTAGTAAATACACTTAAATATGGTAGATGCTGTGAGATTCGAACTCACGACTCTCGCCTTAAAAGGGCGATACTCTAACCAGCTGAGTTAAGCATCCAGGCTGCGTTTCCATTTGCCACGAAGCTGTTTGTGGCTTTTTTGATGTGAACCACTGCCACCACACTTCATCAGCGCAAGTTGGACATGGTTACGTGGTTTTCGTGTTTTCATATATTCCTTTGGTGGAGGATACAGGGATCGAACCTGCGACCTACTGCTTGCAAAGCAGCCGCTCTCCCAGCTGAGCTAATCCCCCAAATTGTGGTGCGTCGAGAGAGACTCGAACTCTCAATCCTTGCGGCACTGGCTTCTAAGACCAGCGTGTATACCATTCCACCACCAACGCATTATACTTTTATGTCTACGTTTATGCCACGACTAGGGTCTACAGGTCTGTAGTAGACTACTTGTTGCACAAACTCTTTGTTATTTTGGTCTACTTTAGTTGTGTAGACTATCTCACGTATTTTACCCAAATACGGAGTAAATGTTCTTGAAACGCTTTTTGTTTCCATATTGTTGTATACTTTGTTTACTACCCACCCCGCTAAGGGTGTGTTTCTGGCTTAGCGTATTCATGACGTACACCTGTACCAGAACTCAAGCCATACCCACTAACCTTCCCGGGTGTTAGTGTTCTCAAGCTTGCAATGTTCCATAACTGAATTGGCCACTAGCAAAGCATACAACAATATGGTCAAGGCGGCAAGAATCGAACTTGCGCTACAACGTCCCAAACGTCGGGTGATGCCATTTCACTACGCCCTGATACACACTTTTTAGAATAGTGCGAAATCTCCCCGATATAGCGATCTGTCGGTGGAAGCAAGATCAGAATAATAATTATACAGCAAAAGGGCTGCACAATCAAGTCAATATTTTACAAGGGCTAAAACAGCGCTGCGATGTTCTCGGCCTAATTCATCACGAACTGCACGAATTGCTGAATCGTAGTCAGTGCCGTCACAGTCCCACACAGCTAATTTTCCGTTGATTTTGGTAAAAACTCGCATGGTAGTGTTTCTTTCAAAGAGTAGTAATTATACTTGAAAAAGCATATAACCACAAGTGTAAATTTTTAAACCCATAATTTAACACACTAAACTACTTAGGCTGCAATAGGAGCCATTGTTCGCCTAATGTGTTAAATTATGGTGGATCGGGCAGGACTCGAACCTGCTACAATAAATTATACAACACACGACCATGTATTCGAACTCAGGCTGAATTGTAGCTGATTACGCCGTTGCAGGGCCAGGGTCAACTATCTACATTCAAAAGTGTTGTATGCCGGCTTTGTGCTTTAACCATATAAGCTACCGATCCATATAAAAACACATTTAAACCGTCCTTCAACGCTAGTCGCTATCTCCCTTACTAGAGGGCGGAACAGTATGTGCTTTTATATGGAGACACTCCCTAAAGTGTCCCAATATAGTCTTGTGTCAGGATGACAGTCCTGCTGTATCTTAGAATATCCAAACATTCCCTCTACAGCGGCGGGACGTTTATTTTACAAAGACGGGGCTTTCACCCGTTTCGACCGAAGTGTGCTGCTAACCACTAGGGATGTGGCAACAAGCATGGCGGGACTTATTTAGTTAGTACTTTTATATACTTTGATTGCTTCAGCATCTAAGCTAGCATAAACACGAAACTTGTCTCGACCTACTCGATCATAAAGATCGCCTGCCATGCACTCTAGCCGCACAAGTTTCTCGATTGAAATTAGTGTGCAGTTAACGTAGCGTGACATAAAAGCATTTATAAGAAAGTCGCGTGAATAGCCACTCATAAGTTCTCCAAATCAGTCTATATTATAAAGCATTTCGGCTACTTCGTCAAGTGTTAAAACACGAATCTTAGTATCGCCGCGATCATCGGCCTGTTTTAGCCAATTTGCTAATACTCCGTGCATTAAGCCACTCAAGTGGTAGTTGTTGTTATGACAGCGGTATGTGCTGCCTGAATAACCGTCGAACTCAAACCAGTCTTCAACCTTACGTGTAACAGTAATGCCACTATTAAGTTTCCAGCAATTCGACCCAGCAAAGCCGCCGTACCAGCCAGCAAATACTTTGCGGATTGGTGTTTCAAGTTCAGGTGCGTCAAATTCTAGCACAACCCAAACGTCTGGTGTATAGGTACTCATATTATTTCTCCAAATCAGACTATATTATAATCTGATTTAAGCAAATGTTCAAGTTTGAATTTTGGTACGCCGTGCAGGAATCGAACCCGCATAAAGGGCTTAGAAGACCCGTGTATTATCCGTTATACGAACAGCGTATTGTTTACATTTTTACAGTAACTGGGCCATATGGTACAAACAGTTCAGCTTCAAACATCTGCACAAGTTCAGGGTCCATGTACTCAAAGTTGTCTGGAATGTTTAGCACAATAGCTTTAGATTCTATTTGTTCCAACAATTCACGATGACCCAAAAAGTTATCTTCCAGTTGCCACTGATTTTCGCCGTTAACAAACACAATCTTTTCTGCCCAGTTAATCAAGTTGGCACTACAAGGAATCAGGGCGTAGTTAAAGTTTGAACCACAACTACGTGCATTGATTCCACGCTGTACAGCTAGAGCAGCGCCGGTTGGGCTTCGCAAGAGGCCAGCACTGCACACAAACAACCAACGAGGACGATCACTTTGAAAGTGATTGGCATAAGGTGCTGTAGTTTTAAAGATAGTGTCATTTTTAGTACCGGCTGCAAATTCGCGTAAGTTTGGGTTAGTTGGATTCATGGTATTATGTTAGTTGTTTGATTAGTTGAGTGCTTGATAAGTTTTTTTGTTTTGATTCACACATTATATCAGCGTGTGAACTAAAAGTCAAGGCCCAGCTATTCACTGCTGAATTCCAGTAGTAGTCGCTGTGGGCACGAAGTTTAGCTGCTGTAAAGCCTAGAGCTTTGAGTTGTTGCAAATCTGGTCTAGTGCTTGGATCGTGTTCAACCAAGCAATCTTCACGGCTGACACTATAGTGTATAACAGGACGCACACCGCGCCAGCTATCGCACACACGCTTAAAACGTTGATCAGTAGGTTCAATGTATTCTCCGGTGTTAATCCAGTGGTGGTGAATGTCAAGCACTAAGGCACAGGTGTCTACCAGCTCTAGACTTGCATCAAGACCCCAGGTAAACTCGGCATTTTCGATTGTTAAACAATTGCGTGCTTCGGGACTAAGACGACGCATAGCAGCTTTGATACCTTGTGGGCCTAGCTTACCACCAACGTGCACATTGCATTTGAAGTCTTGAAATGTTTTGCCATAACCCATATAACGAATTAAGTCGGCATGATACTCGAACTCGGTAATTGAATTCTCAACAACACCAGGATTCTCCGATGCAAGCACACAAAACTGGCCTGGATGGAAACTCAGTCGAATATCGTGTTCGCGAGCAAACTCGCCACACATGGCTAAGTGAGCTTCAATCTTGGCAATAACGTCTGGCTGAAAGTAAAAAGGCATATAGTCATCATGAGTATATGCTGGTAGCAAGTCACTGGTAATACGAAACATACGCTGGTTTGCTGGCTGCTTGGCAACCCACTTCAACTGACGATAGAACGCATTTAGGTTGTGATCTAGCAAACCCCACAACTTGGCACGTGTTGCATCCTCAGTCTGGCGAGCCAAGTATGTAATGGTTGTGGACTTGGTATTCAAGTCTGGGTGTGCAGTATCGTGTTCAGTTTGGATTTTGCAAGCAAAACCAATGCGCTTGATATTTGGATTAAATGAGTTCATAGTGACAATTATATCAAATATAACAGACTATGTCAAATGTAAAATTAACGACCAACTAACCCAAAGCAGATTCGGCAAACTGGAAAATCATCGGTGTCGGTTTTATGATCAGTGCCCCAGATACCGCAGTGTGAACATTCTTTTACCCAATGTTCTAGCAGGTAATCATCGACATCTTCTATGTCAACGCCTGCGTCGTGGCAGGCTTGGGTTAGGGTCTTGCGAGTACCGGTTAGCTGTTTAGTTAGTCTGCGGTAGTTTGGGTTTGTATCTGTCATCTAGGTGGGGGTGAGTTTTCTCAAATTCTAGTAGGAACATAATACAGCAGGCTGCATGAGCCAAGTGCGATAGGCCCGATTCAGGGTCACAGTCTTCACCATCATTAAATGCTGTAATGTGTCGCATTGCTGCGGCTAAGGGTCGGCTCCAGGCAAAGCCTGCACGCCAGTTGTGGGCTGCGTACTTTTCTGCACCAAAAGCCAACACAGCTGCTGTTTGGTTCATGGCTTCAGTACTCAGCAAGTTAAGTGGTAGTTTGTTTTGGTCGAATTTTAGTGCAGTTCCAGCAGGCATTTTATCCTCGGGTTGTGGAAATTCACCAAATACTTGTTTGTGTTCGAGGTCTTCTAGTTTAGGCATTGTTTTGTGTTGGTTTAGGTTTTAGTAGAGCACACACTTTAGCTGGGCTGATTTCTTTTACGTCTACTAGCGGCTCTAATTTGTTGCGCTTGCAATAAACAAGGTACGCTTGTAGTGAGTAGGTTTTAATAAACTCGCTGAATTTCATAAATAAAAATCCCAGATGTGCTAGAGTAGTAATTATATCACGGCGGTACCACCAAGTCAATACAAAATTTTCTTATGCTGATTGGCGCAGGCAAAATTTTTGACTTGTTTACGCAATGTGTTTGAGTTATAATGTAACTTCACGCATAATTTTAAAAGAAAATATGGATATTAATCTGCTCGTACAACGATTAAAACACGGAGATAGTTATATCGTGCAAGATGGGGATAATGATCCTTATCAAGTAAATACTCCCCCAACACATATAACTATTAAAGCAGCAGATGTTATAGTTGCTTTACACAATCAAACTCAACAGTCTAACGAAGCTATGCTTAATTTGCAGCGTCAATTACAAGAATTAACACAAGTTTATGAAACACTTCGAAATTCTAGTTCTACTACAGCACCTAGCAGAGAAGCTTGATAATGGTGGAGGCACTGCACTAGAGCAACGTAGCTTTGACTGTATAATGGAGATCTTAAATGAAAACATTCAAACTAGGACTACTAGCACTTGCGCTGCTGAGCAGTATAGGGCTTGGAACTGGTTCCCTGGTAACACCAAAAACCCAGTATGCTAGCAGAATAGAAATAAACTGTTTGGCCAAGAATATCTATCACGAAGCTCGTGGTGAATCACTGCAAGGACAAATTGCTGTTGCACAAGTTACTGTTAATCGTGTTGTTAGTGGTAAGTTTCAAAACAATATCTGCAATGTTGTTTATGCTCCCAGTCAATTTTCGTGGACTATTGGCCGCACAAAAAAGATCAAGGACACTAAAGCCTGGGAAGCGTCAGTGGCCATTGCTACTGCTGTACTAACTAAATCAATAGACTTGCCAAACTTTAAAGCCCTTTACTTTCATACCAAACAAGTTAGACCAAGCTGGAAATACAGCAAGCGTGTGGTAGCTGTTATTGGAAATCATATTTTTTACAGTTGAACGCTATAGCTTAATGTGTTATAATAAACACATTAAGGAACAAATTTATGAAAATCAGACTACTTTCAGACTTGCACACAGAATTCCGTTTGCCTTACAAAACTCACGCTATGAGTGAATATCGTGGGGAAGATGTGCTTGTGCTTGCAGGCGACATTGCATCAGGCTCAACCAACACAATGGACGTCATCAAACACTTCTTGGACTGCGGTTTCCCAGAAATCGTGTATGTGCCAGGCAACCACGAGTACTATGGTACTGGTTTTGACGAGTTCAACACTAAAATGGAAAACAAGTGCTTTGAGTTTGACAACGTGCACTTTTTAAATCCAGGCACTGTGACTATCAAAGGCGTGCAATTTGTTGGGGGCACACTGTGGACTAACTTTGACGCTAATCCATTTAGCCAGTCAGCAGCCAAGCGCGGCATTAACGACTTCAGAGTAATCAGAGACTTTGATGTTAACCGCTGTGCACAAACTTACTACCAACACCTTGACTATATCAAAGACCAATACGAACAACGTAACGACCGCAAGGTCGTGGTTGTCACACACTTTTTGCCAGCTCGTGAGTGCATTGCACCACGGTGGCGTGGAGCAAACTTACTAAATGACTACTTTGCTAACAATCTTGGTGAGTATATTGCCACTATGTCTGATACTACTTGGCTTTTTGGACACACTCATGATGCTACTGATATTGTGCTTGGTGATACTCGTGTGGTTGCTAATCCTCATGGCTACTACAATGCACTAAATGACGGTGTTGGTTTTGACCCATTTAAAACTATTGAGGTCTAAAGTGCCTAAAAACTTAAACGACTACATACACAATATGTTATTTGCACTGCTTGGCAGTCAAGAACTGATTGCCAAGTGGTGGACTAGCCCCAATGCCGCGTTTAGTGGTCAATGCCCACAAGACGTTGACGAAAATACAGTTAAAAATTACCTAGAAAGCCACTGCTTTAGATGAAAATCGCACAAGAACTTATTACAGCACGTATCCTAGCCGATTCAGTTGCACCTGATGGTAGTCGTATGACCACCATGGAAATTGAGTACCCACGATTTGTGTTAGCTGAACTAAACACGCATCGTATGCTTTCTAAGAATTCGGCAAGTTCACGAGCTATTCCGGTTAAGGCTATGCACCAACACATGGCGGAAAATCCTGCACAACCTGTGCACTGGGGCAGGAATCAGCCTGGTATGCAAGCCAAAGAGGAACTAACCGGCACGGATTTAACTGATGCACAATTTATGTGGCAGCGTGCACAGCAAGATGCCATGCACTGGGCTAGTCAAATGAGTGAACGTGTAGGGTTACACAAACAAGTAGCCAACCGCATCACAGAGCCTTGGATGATTATGAAAACTGTTATCAGTGGCACAGAGTGGGCTAACTTTTGGTGGTTGCGTGCTCATGCTGATGCACAGCCAGAAATTCATGAGTTGGCTGTGAAAATGTGGGATGAATATAATCAGAGTGCTCCACAATTACTGCATCCAGGTGAATGGCACCTACCTTATGTTAAATCACACCGCTTAAGCAGTGGTGAGCTTATCTATCTAGACGCCGATGATATGCCGATTACAGCTGAACAAGCCAAGGTCATATCGGCCAGTTGTTGTGCACAGGTCAGCTACCGTAAGTCAGACGACAGCTATGCCAAGGCACACAAGATCTTTCGTCAGCTAATCGAATCGCAGCCTTGCCATGCCTCTCCAGTTGAACACCAAGCAACGCCAATGAACATAGACACTATGTGCCGTTTTGAGCCAGAAACTTGGGAGTCTGGTGTAACTCATGTAAGTGCCAACAGCGACTTGTGGTCAGGCAATTTGCGTGGCTGGATTCAGCATCGCAAACTTATCGCAGGAGAAGCGCAATGGTAAATAGCTGGATTATTACTCTTGAAGAATGTGGTGAAGACTTAGTTCTTCCGCTATCTGATGAAATACTAAAAGCCGTTGGTTGGCAAATTGGTGACACTATAACATGGGAAAAGGGAGTTGGTGAATCATGGACGCTAAAAAAGAAAAACAAAAAGCCTGAGTATGCAGAGTTTGATCGTTGGTTTAACCAACCCGAGGCTTACGGCTTAAGGTCAGAGCGTTTTTATGACTTGCTGAACAATACCCCTGACCAGCAACAACGATTTGAAATTGCAGAGCTGTGGCTGCTGGCAGCCTGGTTAGCCGGAAAGGAACAAGCAACATGAACGTTGTGTTATACACCGAAGACTTTGAAGCCATTACTGTGTTAGACTTGCCGGTGTGGTTACTAGAACAACTGGAGCGTCAAGGCAGTGTGCGTGTTGCTGTACTCAGGCCTGTGCAGTTTGCACAGCTTGATACAAGTATACCAGTTGGTTCAGTTGAGGGTCCGCAGGTAGTTACCATTTACTGCGAAAAGTTGCGTTGGCGAGATGGTTCACTTAAAACTATCTTAGTTACCAACGACGAAGAACTAGCACTGTCATTAAAACCTTTCTGGTTACCTGGGCAGCAAGCAGCTGTGCAAAGCTACCGATATGCTATTCGTCATCTTACCGAGCAACTTGTAAAAGTAATGCGAAAATAAACTGTTGAAGTCTCCAGCCCATTCGTGTATAATAAACACATATTCAGGAGACTTCAATCATGTATTTTTGCGTAAAATGTTCAGACGACGTAAATCCTCGGCGTTGGAGCCTGGGTCGTCATACCTGTTTGCCTTGTGGCGAAGTTGTTGCCAGACAGTTTAAGCACTGTATTGTGCCAATGGCCAAAAGCAACTACCAACCAGTTACTGATCTTTCAACACTCAAACAACTCAACAAATATGCTAGAACTTAAAATCCAATGTGACACCGCAGAAGATGCTCGCATCTACTTAAACGCACAACAATACCATAATTTGCTGGACGACCTGCGTAATGCACTTCGCAATGCTTACAAACACGGCGATGAAGCCGATGCACTAAAAGTCTTACAAAACTTCTATCCAGACATTACCGCTGCTTGTGACCATCACGCCGGGCCTTACTAATGCTAGCCAAACTACTAGACCAAGTATTTGTTTGGTTTGTTAAAATCCTAAGCTATACGGCCTTTGGTCTAGTAGCCAGCATATGGTTGCTGGTAATCATTGCCCTGTTTGCCAACCTTTTTAAACTATTAAAATGAAACACCCCAAATACAACACCACTCGTGAATTTAATCAATGGTTTTTCGACGAGCAATACCCTGAGCTGGGATCAAATCGTGCACAAGTTTACATGACCGGCAATCCACACAATCGTGAGAATCGTGACTACTGGATGCGTCAGGCATTTGTAGCAGGTGCTAACTCCATGTGGTCGGAGATTAATTTGTGCCTGCTTCAGTACGCTTGTGCGGTTGAGGGTCTAGACCCAGAACTGTTGACTCCTGCTGAAGTATTTGACCGTGCTCGTGAAAACCTAATGTGTCACATTAACCAATTGGAGCTTTTTTAATGCGTGTTAAAATCGGACCTTACCCACACTGGTGGGGGCCCTATCAAATTGCAGAAGCACTTTGTTTTTGGGCAAAACCTGTAGCCGACGAGTATGGTATTAAGTCGAAGCCTGACTGGGTTCACGACTTTGGTACTTGGCTAAGCGAAAATCGTGATGGTTCGGACAGTTGGCTTCTTAAAACCTGTCAGTGGATTCAAGACAAGCGTAAACGTTACATTTACGTTAAAATCGACAACTACGATGTGTGGGGTGCTGACCACACACTGAGCTTGATTGCACTGCCGCTGTTGCAAAAACTCAAAGAACACAAGCATGGCTCGCCGTGTGTGGATGACAGCGATGTGCCTGAAGGCATGGGACTACGCAGCACAGAAGCGCCACCTACCGAAAATGCTTGGGACACCGACGACAACTTTCATGATCGTTGGAATTGGGTCTTAGACGAAATTATCTGGGCACATCGTCAAGAAGCACTTGGCGACCCTGATAGTGAGGCTTGCTGGACTCACGATGTACCAGACGCCAACTGGCCTTTTCCAAGTACCAAGACTAGCATTGACAAAATGTTGGGCAATATCACCTGTGATGACGTTGCACTGGAAGCCTTTACAAAGCGTAAGCAAAACGGCTTCCGCTTATTTGGTAAATACTACCAAGCACTGTGGGATTAACTATGACACTACTTTCTATTCTAGCATTAGTATGCGTGGTAACCATTGTTGGCGGGCTTGTGTGGTGGGCGATCCATGATCGTGAACTAAACTGCAGCAACAACGGGTGTACTGGTGACTGTGACCAAGGTCGTTGTTGCACTTGTGTGCCTAGCCCAGAGACTCAACGCCGTTACCAGCTTGAAGATGAGTTTAATGGAGCTAACTGGCCTTTTCCAACTAAGCCCAAACCATAAATGTTGTTTTTAAGCAACAAATTTTAGCCACAAGTGTTTTACTGCACTTGTGGCTTTTGCATTTCTGCGGTATAATATATTATATAACAGGACAAAACCATGACACTAGACGACTTAATTTTTAAACTGGATGTAATTCGTGCTCAAGCTGGGCACGGCAACTTGCAAGTGCTATTCCGCGACCCTGGTTTAGGTATGTTGTATGATGAAATCAACCCATACTTAAACAAAGTACTGCCAAACGACAACTTGGACATTTACAGTGCTTTTGACCTACAACTCAACAATTACTACGTGGAGATTTAACATGAACGAACGAATTCAAAAACTTGCTAGAGAGGCTGCTTTGGCCGAAGGCTGGGGACCCGGAGTTTGGCAAACCACATTTACTGAAAAGTTCGCCGAGTTGATTGTGCGGGAATGTATGGAACAAGTTTTCTATACAATAGAAGATCAAGAACAGGATAATATTTCTGGTAGTGTCAGAGATAGGATTAAAGAACATTTCGGAGTTGAAGAATGAGTAAACGAACTGGCTTAATCGTATGGGCAATCACAGCCTTAGCGTTTCACGTTGCGGCATTTACATTGGCTTATTTGGGATTATTGAAATGAACGAACTTACCAGACCACTGCCTCCAAAGGCAAGACTAATATGTGACGCATGTGGTACTATTGGCGAGGATGGAACGCACAATAGTATAATTTGCAGGTTTTTCCAATGGCTAGATAACACATTTCGGAGTTGAAGAATGAAATTTTATAACAGACCAAGTATTTACACCAACTTAAAACAATACTGCCACCACGCCGACTCAGATGCTGTTATCGACGTGTGTGAATGGGCCAACGGCGAAGGCTGGGATATTTCAATCGGCCAAAAGCTGGTTGCACTCACACACGGCGAACTGCAAGCAATCCTAGTGCTTTGCAACACACCACATCCACGAGGCTAATATGCAACAAATTGTAATCAACACGCAACACGGCGGGTTTGGTGTTTCAGAAATGGGATGTGCCAGATACCGTGAAATCTGTGGTAAAGAACTAGACGAGTACACGGTCAAACGCAACGATTTGGACTTAGTATTAACTATTCTTACCCTAGGCAGTGAACAAAGCAGTGGCCGTTATGCTAAACTAAAAATTGTGGAAGTTCCTGATGATGTTGAGTGGGCAATTCATGAATATGATGGACGTGAGTGGGTTGCTGAAGCTCACCGTACCTGGAGCTAACACAATGATGAAATCTTCAGTAACTTACACACAAGGTGAGCCCAACACAGTGCCGCCCAGTGTGCAAGTAAAACTATATCGGTTAGTTCAAGACTTGGACCGCACACACAACTTTCACAGCGGTTTAGACCTTTATCGCCAAATGTTAACAGTACTAAACAAACACTTTGCAAAACTACCATGACACACCAAATTTGCGATCAGTGTGAAACAGTTGCACACTGCACTAACCACGGATGTATTCCACTGCAACCTCACCAAGCACACTACAAAGCTGTGGTTGAGACAGTGCAAGCTGTATTCAACCACAAGCGAGCACAACAACAACCCTACAACCCTGAACCAGATGTTCGTGAGCTAGCCAAATGGCTTAACGAAGAACCTAACCGAGACCTCAACCGACAAGCATTAGCACGAGTGCTGGCCTACTACCAAACCCACAACTAAAATGAAAACCACACACCAAATCGCTTATAACTATGCAATGGCCAACATCAAGCAATCGGCTGCTGTTGACCAAATTAACACAGCCCTCCGTGCCTTAGGGTCGGACAACTACCTGTTCTCAGTTTGCGAGCCACTGGAAAGTGCTTATACCACACTGGTTGCTGACTTGCTAGGCCCAGAATTGTATGACTGGCTGACCTGGTGGATGTATGAAACCGACAATGGCACACGCCGTATGGAATTCAGCATCAACGGTACAGAATACAACCCACAAGATATCACACTATACCGCTTCTTGGAGATTGTTGATGCTAGCTAAATTACCTCCAACACTACAAACCTAAACAATGAGCTATAAAATTCAATACCTAACAGCCAAACTGCAGGAAGAAGCAGCCGAGGTAATTCAAGCGGTCAGCAAAATCAACCGTTTTGGTGAACAAAACCATCACCCTGATCGTACTACAACTAACAAACAAGAACTCGTCCAAGAACTCGAAGATTTTCTTGCAATTCTCGCAGTTCTTGAACAAGCACAGTGGCTTGATCTGACCCTAAGTCGCCAAAACATTGCCAATAAAGCCAACGCACTACTCACAGGCTAATATGCAACCAGGCTCAAAGAAAATCACAAAATACCTCCAGCAAAAAAATACACCTTGCAATTCACCAAAAAGTGTGATACAATATATGTAATGATCTACTAAACAAGATCTAATGTGAAGTTGTTGCAGACAGCGTGTTTCAAAGAATGTGAGTGTTCCCCTTGCCCCTTGCGGCAATTCAACACTCACACCTTCTTCAAAACACGGACCTGGATGCCGACAACTTCAACAACCTGTATCAAATGATCAAACAGCCAACCTATTTTCTTTTTTAAAGCACTCAATCTAAAAAAGCTTTACTAATAAATGGTTTGGTTTTTTTTTGCGTTGGTTGATGCAATCCGCCCCACCCTGAACCAATCGCTGCTAGCTTTCCGCCTTTTGCAATTT